TCATGCCTCCTTGCTCAGAAGGCGGCGCACGTCGGCAAAGATGGCCTTCGTGACATAGGCGTCCATATCGCCGCCCTCGTACGACTTCTCGACCAGCTTCATTTTGAAGCGGGGAGCGTCGGCGTTCGGGGACGCCTCGTTGAAGAGCGCGTGCGCCGCCTTGTCCTGTGCATCGACAGCCGCTTCCCATCGGGCATCAACGTCACCGGTTATCTCCGCCTCCAGCGCGTCGTCCTTGGCCTTCCACGTAGCAAGGGCGACTTCATAGTCCGCGTACTCGGGCGACTTGGGGAGCGACATCGAACGAAGCTCGCCGACCGTCATTTCGTTGATCGGCTTAGGGTAGGCGTCGTGCGAATAGTCGCCCGCTCGGGGGCGCGGCCCCAACGCCCCGACTGCGGCGCTGTACCGTTTGTAGGCGGCATCATGCTCCGCCCCGACGGCCTTCATGTCCGCGTCGGCTTTGCGGAAGGTCGCGACGAGCGCATCCCATTTTGCGGTAGGGATGGCGGGTGTGCGGACTGTGGCGACGGCCGGGACGATCGCGACAGCAGCGGCGAGGCCAGCGCCCCCCAAGAGGGCGCGGCGGGTGGTCTGCGTCTTCATCGCTCAATGCTCCGTGCAGGAAGAGAGGGCAGCGGCGACGGCATCGCTTGCGGTCGGCTGGTCGCACCACTGGCGGAAGGGCTCATAGGCCGCGTCTCCGTGCTGCATGTAAGCTTGCAACAGACGGTCGCCGACCTCCATGCGGATCGCATCGAGCGCCTCGACACGGTAGCCAGCGAAGGCCGTCCACCGGTCGACCGCGTTGCCGAACCGGCTGCGGTGTTCGAGGATGACGGGGGGCAGCGCTGCGCACGATGCCAGCAGCTTTGCAGCGCGGGGGTCTGTGGTCCAGCAGGGCGAGGCAGTCAGCGCGACACGCGCCAAGTGCGGGGTAGCAGCGGCGGACGCGCCGATGCTAAGGGCTTGAGTAGCCATATCGATCCTTCCCGATCGTTCTTGGTCAGACCGGGTGGAAGGCTTGAGCCCCTTCCGTCCGGTCGCTCTCTGGTGAGAACGACACCAATAGACACGCCCTAATCGGTTGCGTCAACCGTTATTCGGTGTAAAGTTCACAGGATGATTATGACGCCAACCCAATGCCGCATGGCTCGCGCCGCGCTGAGCATGAGCAATTCCGATCTGGCTGAGGCTGCCCAAGTGGGGGTCAACACGCTGTCTCGTTTCGAGCAGGGGCAGGACGTTCGGCATTCGAGCGTGGTCGCGCTCCAGGCTGCGCTGGAGGCCGCTGGCGTGTCGTTCGTGGCAGAAGGGGAGACGTCGCTAGCTGGAGGCGCTGGCGTGCGCCTACGGGCTAGAGCGTCGGGCGGCGGAACACTACCCATGCACTGACGGCGGTGCCTATCAGCGCGGCAACAGGGGCGGCACGGTCCAGCCTCCAGTTGAATAGCATAAGGGTGGGAATGAGCAGTGCGACCATTACTAGCGTGAACGACCACACGATGGCGTTGCGGCTGTAGGGCATCAGCCACCGGTCGCAGGCCATCCGCGCAATCACCATCCCGATCAGCGAGCCGGCAAGGATGCCTAGCACGTTCGCCAGATCAGCCGGGGCGCCAAGCCACGCGGCATAGATGACGCCAGCGAGCCACGCCGCGACACTCGACACGACGATTTGCACGACGAAGGCCAGCACGATCGCCGCCACCGTCCGAACGGGGGAGGGCTTGGCCTCCGTCGTTGTTCGCATCTGCACGTCATTCCCCTTCGAAAATATGCTGTCACGCCCGGTTGTCGGCCGCAAGTGTTGGACATTCGTTAGACGCGGTGCTACGCCGGAGGCGCAGAACACGCGCTCGGCATTCTGCTTTTGCAATCTCCCCGCGAAAGCTAACAGCCGATGCCCTGCGCCCCGCGCCATGAATCCACCCGTCCCTCTGTGCATGATCGCACGGTGGCTTTCCGCGTGAACGTCGGACTCTTCGCACAGGCTGAGGCTGCTGCCGGCCGCGAGGGCATGAGCCTTTCCGAGTTAATGCGCGCCGCGCTCCGCCGTGAACTGCGGGAGGCCGCATGAGCCCCGACGAGCTGGGCGCGCCGTCAACGCTGGAACAAGCTTCGCGTGGTTGCCCGGTGGCCTTGTCGGCGCTGCTCGATCAGACGCTAGCGCTAGGGGACGCCGGCACGGTTCGCCCGGTCGAGGCGCTGGCCTGCGCGGAACTACTGGCCCGGATGGCGGCAAGCCACGGCGAGCTTGCGGACTTCCGCCGCCTCGCCTCGGTGTTGATGATGCGGGCGAACTTCGAGCGGCAACATGGCTCGTTCGATCACGCTGCCACGCTCGACGCGGAGGCGCTGGGTATCCTCGATATAGCGGCCGACGACGGCGACGAGCTGGCGGGGCGTGTCCTAGCGGAAGCCGCGAGCGTTATGCCCGCCGCGCCGTTCGAACTGCTGCGGCTCATGAAGGGGGTGGGTTAATGTCCCCGATGCTGGAGGTTGCATACCAGATGGCGGCGGCTGCGATCGATCGCGCCGATCCTGAGTATTGCCGCACTCTTGCCGGTGACGCCTTCCTTGAGGCCCACGCCTTGAACAACATCCCAGAAAGCGAGGTCGCGGCAATGAGCCAGATCGGCGCAATTCTGGTCGAGTTTGCCGCCAGCGCTGGCGACGAAGCGGCGGGCGCGGTCAGCAAACTATTCCCTACCGAACTGGCTTGGATTCGTGCGGGCTCGGACCCGGCGAACGAGCCCACCACCAACCTTACGAAGCACTGAAGGACCGGCGATGGCACTGCGCAATCTCAAAGTTACCCCGTCGGCTCCACTGCCGCCAGTCTTGGGCCTCGATGGCACGCCTCGCGAACGGCAGGCCGAGCGGTTCGGGCAGCAGCCGATGGGGCAGCGGCCCCCCGGCGATTTTGTTTCGGTTAACCCCGCTGATCGGGATAGCTACATCAGCGCAGCGCTCGCCGCCGCCCCGAGCCTCGCGCCGCAGCCTTCAGCGCAAGGGCCGGAGACCGCAGGGGTGATTGCCAACGCGCTCGCGACCGCAAAGAAGCCGGGGTTTTTCGACAGCAATGGCGGCTGGAAAAGCACTCTTGGCACGATTGGCGATATTGTGTCGGGCATGGTCGGCGGTCCGATGCTCTACCATGACGGCAAGGTGCGCCAGCGGAACGATCTGCTGTTGCGGGCCAAGCAGGCGCGGGAAGATCAGATCCGGCAAGAGGACCGCACATGGCATGTGCAGGACCGCGACGCGCTGCTGAACAAGCCCGAATACTTCATGTCGGGCCGCGATCGGGTGAAGTTCGACCCGGCAAGCGGTGACGCATCGGTGATCTACGACGGCCCTGAGGATTACCAGACCTACGCGCAGACGATCGGCCTAAGCCCCGATACGCCCGACTATGCCAGTGCGGTTCAAGATTATGTGCTGAAAGGCAACGGCCCGACCTCGCAGGCGGCACGGCGGGCGCTGGACTCGCAGCGGAACACGCAGCGCATCGCCCTGCGGGGGATGCCGACCTATGCGCAGACGCATCCCCGGCCTCGATCGGGCGGCGGAGGCGGCGGTGGCGCACCAAAGAGCGCCAATGCGGTGATCGCTCCGCTGTTGCTGAAGATGGCACAGGGCGGAACGCTTACCCCCGCTGAGCAGTCCGCAATGGCCTACGCCAAGGGCGGCTCCGGTCGGGGCCGTGGTGGCGGCGGCGGAGCGAGCGCAAGCGCCGGCCTTCCCGTCGTTCGCTCGCCAGCCGAAGCGAGGCAGCTACCGAAGGGCAGCAAGTTCCAGACGCCCGACGGTAGCGTGCGGGTGGTTCAGTAATGGCCGGCGCCGATCCCTGGGCCGCGTTCCCGAAAGTCGCGGACGCCAAGCCTGCCACCGCTGCGGCACCAGCCCCGCGCGATCCTTGGGCTGACTTCCCCGAGGTGGCCGCGGCTACGTCCTCGCGCTCTTCGGGGGCTGTCGGGACGCCTACGGGCCAAGCACACGACGGCGATACGTTCCGCACCACGTCGGGCGCTAACGCCCGCTTGTACGGTGTCGACGCCTTCGAGCTTAACCAGACGGGGCGCTCGCCATCCGGTGCGGTCGTACCGCTCGGGCAGCAGGCGAGGGCGGGGTTGATCCCCTTCGCGCAACCTAGCGGCAGGGTCACGCCGACCGGGGATAGCACCTACGGCCGGCCAGTCGTCACGCTCGACAATGGCGGAGACGCAGGGGCGGCGCTCCTGCACGATGGGCTCGCGCTGGCTGAGCCTCGCTATCTCAAGGGCAGTCCCCAACGGATGCTCGACTATATCCAGCTCGAGCGGCTGGCGCGGCAGAACCGACGCGGCGCGCACGCCGACACGTTCCAAGATCCGGCATCCTTCCGCCACGGTAAGCCCGACCCATGGGAGGCACCGCAGGCGGGCAAGGAGGGCAACAGCACGGCGGTATTCTGGGACGAGCCCACGCCGCAAGCTGGCCTCAAGCCTGAGGTGGCGAAAGGCTGGATCGCGCTTCACCGGGACCCGACCAGCACGGCGGCGGACATCAAAGCCTATGCCGCCAACAACGGGTTCGAGGTGGATGCCAAGGACGTTGACCGCTTCGTCAGCCAGCGCAACGCCAATCCGACCCGGCCTATCTCCGACGAGCTATCGCAGGCCAAGCCGGTGCGCGTCCTCACCGACCATAAGGACGGCGTGACGGGCGCGGCTCTCCGCGGTGTGGCCGATCCATTCAACGTCCTGGACGAGACCGGCGCGGTGGTGGATTCGCTCCTGCCTGGCAAGGAGCGGGAAAACCTGTGGGGCTCCGATCGCCGCTTCGGTGACGTGTACGCCAACAACCTCGATCAGAACCGGGCAATCCTTGCTTACGATGACGCCAAGCACCCATACGCACGGTTCGGCGGGCAGCTCGTTGGCGGGCTTATCGCTCCGGGCGCATCGGTCGAGGGGGTTGGGTTCGCCGCAGCTCGGCAGGCTCTCCGAACAGGCGCAAGCCGGATGGCAGCAAAGGCGATTGCTCGCTCGGCAGTCCTGCGGCGCATGGGCATCTCTGGCGCGATCGAAGGCGCAGCAGCGGGCGCAGGGCAGGGGGAAGACCTCACGGGCCGCGTACAGGGCGCATTGATCGGCGGGCCGGTCGGGCTCGCTCTCGGCGTCGGCACGGGCCTTGTAGCTCCCAAGGTGGCGCAGCTTATCGGGCGCCCCTTCAGCCGCATGGGTGGCACGGACGGGGAGCGCTCGGCGCAGAGCTTCACCGACGGCGCGCTAGACTCCACAAAGGCGGGGACACAGAACCGGGCGACGGCGGGCTTGCCAGACGCTCCGCCAGTTGCAGCCCCCGCGCCAGTCGTCCCGACGCCTCGCCGTCCTGACGTGCTGAACCTCCCCGATGTGGAGCCCGCGCCGGTTAATCCCTACATGCCGTCGACGGTCAACACTGCGGCTCCGGTGCGGCCGGCTCCCCCGCCGCGCACGTTGGATGAAGTCGACGCCGACATTCGCAAATGGGCTCAGGGGCGCGGCGCGCAGGAACAGAGCGGCACGGACATTCCCGGCGTCATGCTCCACGGCTCGCCCTATTCGGGGATCGATGAGTTCGACCCCTACGGAAAGGGCGGATACGGGCTGTTCGGCGCTGGCACATACTTGACCGACAGCCCCCGGATCGCGGCAGAGTATAGCAAGAAAGGGATTGCGCGAGCCGCGAAGGAAGGCACGGCCGATCGGACCATGTACGCCGTCCGCCAGTCGGTGAAGAACCCGCTCGATATGGATGCGCCGGCCGATCGTCAGAAGTGGGAGGATGTCGCTAAGCGGGTCCTGGGCGACTACGGGGATGGGTACTTCGGGGACATGCCCGCGGGCGCCACCAACGAACGCATGTTCCGCGAGGTCGAGGAGCTTCTATCCAACGAGGGTGTGACCGCCAGCGAAGGGCGCGAGACGGTCGACTCGGTTATTCGCAGCCTCGGGCATGACGGGATTACGCATATCGGTGGAGGGCGTGTCGATAAGGACGGGCCGCGGCATCGGGTGGTCATCGCGCTCGATCCCGAACAGACCAGCGTGGTAGATCGCATGTCGGTGGGCTCGCTGCTCCAGCCGCCCGCGCCTCGCTCGCCGGATTGGATCGACATCGCGAAGACTGCGCCATCGGGCAGCGCGGGCAGCGTCGAACGTCTCAAGGCATATCTGGCGACCAACCAGCTTGTTCGGCGGACAATGAACAGCGCCGTGGAAACGGATCGCCCCTCGATCGACGGGCCATCCTTCGCCGACCCGACGCTGGCCCGCGTGCCCGATCGCATCGACGTGAACAACCGGCCCCGTCCCGTGCTCGATCCCGCGACGGAGATGCAGCGCCAGAAGCAGGCCAGTGACTTGCGGCCGCTCGATGTCCTGCCGCTCCCGTCGAACGCGGTTGGCAGTCTCGAGGAAGCCGAACGGATCGCGGCGGGGCGCATGTCGCCAGTCCGCGCACCGAACGAAATGGACGAACTAGGCAGGCGCAATATCCCGTCACCGCGCGACGGCTCGAAGACGATCCCGAAGCGTGGCCCGCTCGACATGGTGACATGGCTTCGCACTCAGGGCGGCATTCGTGCGCAGGGTGGCGAGTTGGAACACTACGGCATCGACAACGCAGCGCGTAAGGGCGTGGACTTCGTGGGAGGCGAGAACCGGTTCGGGCCGCTCGTTGCCAACGACGGCTTGAACTACGACGACGCGGCGCAGCGGGCATGGGAAGCTGGGTTCTTCCCCGACCACACCGAACGACCGACCGTTGCCGAGTTTCTGGACACGCTCAACGCCACGCACACCGGGCGGAACCGGGCATTCCGTTCGGAGGATCTGCCGGAGGTGGATGCCTTCGAGCGGGCGCGATCGACGCGCTACGATGTCGAGGCGGCAAAGGAGAACGGGGCGCCGCTGGTGCAGGACCGCGGCCAGCCGGTTGGCCTTGACGATCTGGACGCCAATGCGCCGCCAGTGCGGGCCTATGAGGAATGGGGCGAGAACGCTCCGACGCTCGCGGGCAACATCCGCCTCGACAAGCTGGACAGCCCGCAGTCGATCGCACGGGCTATCGCTCACACGCACGCACGGGTCGGCGGGTTCGATGCCGCAACGCGCGGACGCATCACGCAGGCGGAAACGGCAAAGCTAGCCGACGAGCTGGGCATGACCGCCGACGATCTGCTGAACCGTCGCAAGGGGCAGGCGTTCAACGCTGAGGAAGCCCTCGCGGCGCGGCAGTTGCTGGCCCGGTCGAGTACCGACCTCGTGAACATCGCCAAGCGGATGCAGCGGGTGGACAATCCAGGCGACGAACTGGAGGCGGCATTCCGGCAAGTCTGGTTGCGGCACGTCGCGATCCAGGAGCAGGTCGCGGGCATGACGGCAGAGGCGGGCAGGGCGCTCGCACAGTTCCGGCAGGTCGCGGACGCTCGGGCTGTGGACCGGGTGTTGCCAAGCCTCGGGGATATGCTGGGCGGTTCCAGTCGATTGAAGACGGTTGCCGACGCGATCGTTGACATGGAGCGGACGGACACCACGCCGGGAGGTATCGCCAAGTTCACCGCGAAGGCGCTCAAGCCCCAGTTCAAAGACAAGCTGATTGAGCTCTACTACAACTCGATCTTGTCGGGGCCGGCGACACACGCCGCTAACATCCTCTCAAATACGCTGACGGCGTTTAGCCATATCCCCGAGTACGCAGGCGCCGCGGCGCTGGGCGCTCCCCGCCGGGTCTTCAACAAGGAGGCCGAAAGCATCTTGTTCTCGGAGGTGGGCGCCCGCGCTGTCGGCATGATCGCCGGTATCAAGGACGCGATGCCGCGGGCCATAAAGGCCCTTACCACTGGCAACCCGACCGACTGGGCCGGCAAAGTCGAGGCCAGCCGCCGTGCTATCTCGGGCGTAAAGGGTTCGGTGATCCGCACACCATCTCGCGCGCTCCAGGCGGAGGACGAGTTTTTTAAGGGGATGCTCGCCAAGCAGGAGCTTTACGGGCTGGCAGTGCGCAAGACGGCAAGCGAAGGGCTCAACGGCCAGTCGGGGCGGGCGCGCATTGCTGAGCTAGTCGACAGCCCATCCGACGAGATGTTGCGCCAGTCCTTCGACACGGCGCGGGTCGGCACGTTCACCAACCCGCTACCGAACGACGGGCCGGCCGCTGCGATCCTTCGCGTGACCAACCGGCATCCGTGGCTCAAGGTATTTATCCCGTTCGTCGCAACGCCTGCGAACCTCATCAAGTATGCGGTGAAGCGGACGCCGGCCGGAGCTCTCATGAAGGAAGTGCGCGACGATCTGGCGGCGGGTGGTATCCGTCGCGACCTTGCCGCGTCACGCATGGCGATCGGTTCCAGCATCGGCATCTATGCGGCCTCCTTGGCGCTGCAAGGCCGGGTCACTGGCAACGGGCCAGACGACATGCGGGAGCGGGCGTTGCTCCAGGCGGACGGCTGGCAACCGTACAGCTACAAGGTCGGGGACACCTACTACAGCTATGCGCGGCTCGACCCACTCGCGACGATCATCGGGGCCGCGGCCGATATGGTGCAAGCCTCGAAGGATACCAGCGACGAGGGGCTGGCTGAGCAGGCAATGTATATCGCGCTGTCGGCGGGCAAGAACCTCGCCAACAAGAGCTTCCTGCCGGCGCTGAACGATCTGATGACGATTATCGAGGAACCCAAGCGGGCGGGGCCGAACATGGCGGCGCGGCTCGGGGGCTCTGTGGTCCCGTCGCTTATCAGCCAAGCCACCCGCGTGAATGACCCGATGGTGCGGGAATCCAAGGGGCCGATCAGCAGAGCGCAATCGCGGATCCCCGGCGCATCGGAAAGCCTGCCAGCGCAGCGCGACGTGTTCGGGCGGCAACGGGTGGCAAGCGAAGGGTTCGGGCCGGATTACTTGTCGCCCATCAACACCAGTACGCGCGGCAACGATCCCGTCGTGTCGGCGCTGGAAGCTCGGGGCATCGGCGTCGGAAAGCCGGTGCGGGCTAAGACTTGGACGCCGGAACAGTGGGACCAGTTCCAAGCGGTCGCGGGCATGAAGGCGCACCAAGACCTCCTAGCCCTCGTCCGCTCGGCTAAGTGGAAGGCGGAGGACAAGGAGGATCAGGCGGACGCCGTTCGCACCACTGTCACGAAGGCGCGGCGGACGGCTAAGCGGTCGCTGTTCGAATCGCCCGCGAGGAAGGCCAAGCCTGCGGCGGCGGCTGATCCCTGGGCGGAGTTTCCCGCGGTCCAGTAAATAAACTTGGGAGGTGGGCGGTCCGCGATCGTCCAACCAGCCGACCGCATCGGTTCGAACCGGTTCGCGATGTCATGTTGGACTCGATGAGGGAACGCCAATTCGGCAGTCCGGCTTTTCGCAATAAAACCAACACCTTAGGAGGTGGCGGTTGGCTCCCTGAGTACGTCGCAAACTGCATAGCTAAACCCTTTGAAATCACAGTAGCTTTTGAGGTCTGGGGGACGCCGGTGCCCCCGACGATGCCCCCACATTGGAAATTGCCGCTATTCCGGCTGGGCTTGCCGATCAGCCTTCCAGGCTTCGATCGCCCCCTCGCGCCAAGCCACCGCGCGACTCGATATCTTCACGGGCTTCGGGAACGCGCCCTCGCCAATCAGATGGTAGATCGTTGTCTTGCCGAGGCCGGTTTCGCTCAGCACGTCGGGCAAGCGTAAGTAGCGGCCGGTCGCTGTATTGCTGGCGGACATCAGCGTTCACCTTTTGCAGGGCTTGGAAGCATGGGCAGCAATGCCGGCAGCGGCCTCGAACCGGAGCTTGTTTGCGTGCTCGATCATCCTCGCGGCGCGCGCCTCCAAGGCGCCTGCCGCGAGCATCAAATCGACATTGGACACGCCGCGATCGGCGGAAAGCTTGGCACGCAGCGTACGGGGCTGTATGGCCAGTCCCTCAGCGAGCTGGACCTTTCCGCCCATCAAGGTCGCCGCGGTCTCCAGCCCCATCATCCGGCCCATTCCGATAATGAACCCGCGATGTGCCGCTTTTGCGGCACAGTTCGTTGCCTGCGCCTCGAAGCGTCGCGCCGGGGTGTCGGCCGCATCAGAACATAGGGGGCGGTCGGCGCGGTATCGGATGGAGAACCGCTGTGAGGCAAAGGATACGCTCACCGTCATCGAAGCGAACGCCAGCGAACTCGCGACGGGGTGACAGCGCATCCCCGTGCTGGCCGCGGCGTTGGCCCTGACCGAGAAAGACGACGCGATCGCCGTGGTTGAATACGCATTGTGCGGCTGAAGCCGCTCGGGCGGGCGTCCGAGCCACGTCACAGGCCGCTACCGATGGTCGCGAACAGCGCCGCGCTGGCGCCGGCCGGATCGATCGCGAACATGATCACGGATCCGACGAGTACGCCGAGGCAAGCGAGCTTGCCCATATGGACGGCGGTCAGTCGATCGGGATCGCTGGGGACGTAAGGCGCGCAGGTCGCGCAATCGCAATCATGGTCGTGAATCTCGGCGTAGCGCAGGCGCTGATCACTCCAGCGGAACGTCGGTTCGAACTTGAGTTTCTGCATCATGACCTGTTCTCCGGACGGGATTGGATGGCGACGCGGAGTACTTCGAGGCTCCACGCCAGCAGGATGGTGACGATCGCCAGCACCGCGATCCCGCGGCGAACCGATCCGAACAGGATCAGACCGAGAGCTGCGCCGCTCAGGATGACGGCGATCGCGTGGACGGTGCGCAGGCCGCTCATGCCGCGGCATCGCATGCAGCTGCTGCGGACCGAATGATGGCGATGCGATCAGCCGGTTCGTGCGCGAAGCACGCGGTGCAGAGTTCCACGTCGACCCATCCGCACGGCCCGGAATGACCGACGCAAGGATCTTCCTCACTGCAGGCACAAACAACGCACAGGCGAGGCGCTTCGCAACCTTCGGCCGTAAGCGCCACCAATACGCCGAGGTCGAACTGCATGACCTGGTGAAGGACGACGATCGTCCGGAACGTCGCCGGCATCTGGTCGCTCTCGATCTGCTCGAGCCAACCGCGGCGGAGGTGTTGGGCCCAGCGTGGCGTCGTCGCGATGAGTTCTGCGACGTCGTCGATCGAAAGCCCTGCCGCCTCGCGGCGCTTCTTCAGATACTGGCCTGGGGTCAGCGTCATGACGCGGCCCTCCGATCGAGGTGGTCAGTCGCCTCGACATCAACCCGATCGATCGCGTCGAGCAGATGGCGCATGGCGAACGGCAAATGTTCGTCGCCTGGCTGAGTGAGTGCCTGCAGCGCGGGCACGACCTGCTGCAGGGAACTGGAAATGTTCGTGAGGGCTTCTCGTCGTTCGGGCATGGCAAAGTGTCCAGGCAGCAGTTTCCCGCCCCGATGATCACGATGATCAGCGGGCGGGGCGGGGCGGGGCGGGGTGGCGGCTATGTCGAGGTGGCTGAGGCGTCAGCCTGTGGATCTGATTGGCTTAGGGCGGCGCTTCCGGTGGAGCTGCGATGCGCTCGAGTTGGTACCGAAGCTTCGCCGTCGCTCTTTCTAGGTGCTGGACGTGCTCAAGCGCAGCATCAGCCTCGCGCGCCGTAACCTTGCTGCCCTCGTCGCCGGTTCCGGCGAGCGCGTCGGATACGGCGCGCGAGACGTCGCCAACCTCGACGCTGAGCGCCATGACACCAGTCCGGAGGCAGGGCTCAGCGCCGTCATGATCGGGGAGCATGATCACAACGGCGCCGAGGATACTGGCCATCGTGTTCAGAATGTGCGGATGTCCCGCCTCACTTGCGCCGATGCTATCGATCCGGATAGCGTTGCTGACCGATATGCTCGCCCGATCGTTCTTCGAACAATAGCAAGAGAACCGGGTGTCAGAGAGGCCGGTTTCTGCCTCGCAGACCTTTCCGCCGCCAGCGGCCTTGACGGCGCGCTTCGTTGCTTCGGCAAGACGACGATCGTCGATGGAGAGTTGTGCGTCAGCCATGACGGGAAAGACCAGGTGCTATTCCCGATGCGCTTGTAAGGTTCGCACGGCAAAAGACGGGTGATGAGGTGGACGTCGACGGCAGCCAGGGAGACAATAGCTGCCGTCGACGCTCGCCGTCAGGGTGACGGCTGAGAGAAATTGTTGATGGACGCTTGCTCAACTGCCGGAGCCCATGCTCGGGGCGGCCGCGACTGGCACATACAGATCGGGACGAAGCTCTTCCTTCGGGATCTTGGTCGCCAGTTCAATGGCAAGAACATACTCGCCAGGCAGGCGATCGGCCAAAAGCCACTCGCGCACTGTCGACTGGCGCTTCTTGACCAATCTGCCGAACGCCGACTGCGAGCCGGCTACGCGAACCGCCCTTGCAAGGGCCGAGTCTGATTCGTGTTCTAGCGCCATTGGCCGAACTAACAGTATGCCGTTAAGCGTGTCAACAGCATGCGCCTGTGTTCTTCTAACAGCGCGCCGTTAGGCTCATCAAGATGACAATCGGTGACCGCATTGAACTTCGCAGGAAGGCGATAGGCATAAAGACGCAAACAGCGTTGGCTGTTCGTGCCGGCGTAGGCCAATCAACCCTGAGTGGCTTGATCCGGAAGCCGTACAGGTGGTCGCCGTATCTCGTTCAAATCGCTCGAGCGCTTGAAACTACGGTGGAATATCTCGTCGGTGAGACCGACGATCCGGACGTGAACGCGCATCCGCCCACGCCCGAGCCAGTCATTCAGCATGTCATGATGGCAGTCGCGATGCCTAGCGAGGCCGCGCTGGCGCGAATGTTCTTGGGACTGCTGAAGACGTCGAAGAATGCCAAGACGATGGACGAGCAAGCTCTGCTTCTTGCGAAGCGTCTACCCAACGCGCTGTCGCAGCTGCGAGATTTGCTCCCCGGCACGGTCCCGTCGGCTCCAGCGCCAACAGAACGCCCTCCAGTTCTTGCCACGCCTGATCACGAACGCCAGCAATGACAGCGCACATGATCTCGCACGGGATACAGCCTTCGCTGCACCCCGGCGTACTTCGGAAAATCGGTTCGATCATACTTATTCAGGCTCCCGTGCCGGCTACGGCTTGGGAGGTATCGGCCTGATCGGCGATAATTCGGTTGAGAACACGGCGCTTAGCCGAGAGATTGGTCGAAAATGACAACGGATAGGGGGCGGTTTTGAAGGGGTTGGGTATTCTATTCATTGTGGTGGGCGTGACCATCACGTTCGGCGCGCTGTTTATCACGACATCTGTATCGACTGAAACTCCCACCGGTCTCTATGGCAGCACCAGGGCGGGTGAGGTTTACAACCTTGGGCTTCTTCAACGGCAGATGATGGTTTTCATTACTGGCCTAGCGATCTCAATCTCCGGCGTTGTGATTACTGCGGCTGGCACCGCTCTCGACACGATTGGCATACGTACACTCCCGACCCTCGACGAAGCTCGCGAGACTATTCCGGCAAATGTAGACGCGTCAGAAGCCGTGACGGTTCAGCGTGAATTGACGCCGACAGAGCTGGCGGAGCGCGATCGCGATCTTAATCGCGCGACATTCATGGTCGCTGGCGTGTTGGTCGCGGTGATCGGTGCCGTGTTCCTGTTCGTCCTGATCGTGTCGTAGCGGCGGGGTATTGACGGGGTACATTACGAATTGAGAAGACCGGAAACCCTGATTTTCTGCGGATTTAGTAAGGCTGCGGCGGAGGGTCTCTCCGCCGCGCTCAATGTCTGGTTTGGGAAGGAAAGCGGACTGGCGGGTTCCGGTCGTAATCGTAGAAAACTGACCTACCCAGCCGTGGGGCCGAGCCATCCCAATAGCGATGCCGCGAAAAGCGCGAATGACACTGCGATTATTGCTCCAGCGAGCAAACGAGTGCTTTTGCTTACATACATGCGCGTTCCCTCAATGCTGACGGCCTTGGTGACATTCTGCCGCGACGTCCGCAATCGGGCAGCGGTTGCGTATCTCTTAATGTCCAAAATTGGGCGAAGTGGAACGGCTGGAATGGGCAGGAAAGCTGCCGCCCATTCAGCGGATGGATGTCAGAATTTCTTCGTACGATCGCAAGGCTTCGCACTTTCTTATCCATTGACGACGAAAGAAAACGCCAAGTAGCGTGCTGGCTGCACCGCCGATTAGGAATTTACTTTCGACGACCCATAGCTCGCTCCAGCTTAACAAGCCGCGAGTTTGTGCCCAAAGAAGATACGCCAGCATTCCAAAAATCATGAGCGATGCTAGCCCAAACCATATCCAGTAGGTCGCACGCGACGGTATCAACGGTCGAGATACATTCAGACTCTCCCGCGAGCGTTTCGTTGGTAAGGTCATCGCGCTCTTCTCCTCCCGGTAACAAGCGTCTGCAAGTGGGCGCTTTCTACCGGCCGTTAATTATTGCTCCGCGGTACCGACCATACTCGGGTAATCCCATCGTTCGGTCGGGAGTCTGGCGCGATACCTGATAACGACCAATTCCCGTTACCCGCTCCCCGGCGCCACGGCCCCGCTGTATCAGTGTGATGTCCGGTTTGGGAAGGATAGCGGACGGGCGGGTTTGCGGCTGGATCATAGTCAAAGCTGCCGCTAACTCTACCCGATGGACTTTTCCGGCCTCATCGTGCTTCCGCTCGCTGCGCTAATCACTGCCTGCTGGATCGTTGGCGCGGCAGTCCTGTCGCAGAATGGTCCGGGCTTTCGAGCGCCATTTCTCCTATCCTACGGCTTTGGCGTGATCTTCATGGAGCCATGGAAGATCGCGGTATGGCAAGAACTCGGCACGTTCGCGATTATGCTCGTAATGCTCGCGCTTTGGGTTGCGGCCGGTTGCGTCGTTGGCGGCATTCCTGCTGAGCTGATCGTCTCGCTCGCGACGAAGTTGCGGAAACGCTTCCGGCATTAAGGAACGGCAGCTTACTGGCACACTCATCCCGGCATGTTACGTCCGACGTTGGGCGTTTCGAGAGGGGTATCGCTGGGGTATATTGTGCGGCGCCGGGTCAGATACCCTTGCGTTGCGGGTAGCTTGGTAAGGCTGCGGCGGAGGGGATCTCTGCCGCAATCGGTCCGAGGAATGTCCGGAATGGGAGGGAAAGCGGAAGGTCCGTTTTGGGGTCAGCAGCAGAGGAATCCGGCCGACAGGTGACCGTTCGAAGCGCTCAATTTACTTGAATTGGCGAAATCGTCCGCCTGCTGGGCTCCATCGATTCAGCGACGGCGATGCCTACGTTACTGATATGTCGCCGTAAATACGAAATACTGATATATGTAAGTGAGTTTGGTGTATCTAAAATTTATAATATCAGTAGCGATCATATGTTAAGGTTCAATATAAAAAGTCTTACTGTTTGTCGCCAATTGTGAATATAACACATTATTTATGAATATGTTCTGGCGGAACTGGCGTAAGATTAAATGTTAGATGACTTCAACTTGCATCGGTAAAATACCGCCTGCACCGAAAGCGATTAAGCGATGCAGATGTCTGATGCCTGGCTCACCGACGCTCGATCGAAACTCGCATCTCTATTAGACATTTTTGACCTGCATGGCGATACATTGGTATCAGCGCAGTTGGCAACAGTAGTAGAACTCCTTGACGCTAAACCAGATACCACATTGGGGCATGCTGATAACAACGAAGGCCGAGGATCATTAGCACCGGAGATGGAGGTCGGTACTTTCAAAGCGACGAACCCACTTATCGCCAAACTGTCGCGAGTGATGACACTCTCACAGGAGGAATGCGCGGCGCTTGAGGCGATATGCCGAGATGTGCGTCAAATCGGCGCCCGGCGTGATATTATTCGTGATGGCGACAGACCGGAGCGCGTCCACCTGATTCTAAGCGGCTGGGCGTGTCGGTACAAAATTATGAAGAACGGCAAGCGGCAAATTACCGCTCTTCTGCTCCCCGGTGACTTCTGTGATCTGCACGTAGGCATGCTTGATCGAATGGATCACGCCATCGGAGCCATAACGGCAACCGCCTTCGCCTATGTTGATCGCGCACAATTCCAGGAGCTGACACGCACGCGACCAGCGATCATGCGAGCGCTGTGGTGGGCAACATTGGTTGATGAAGGCGTGTTACGAAGTTGGCTTGTCAGCCTGGGCATTAGGACCGCACGCGAAAGGATAGCGCACCTCATATGCGAACTTCGTGAGCGGATGGGCAATATCGATCGCGAGCATGGCGGTCAGTTCGCCATGCCGTTGACCCAGCAGGATTTAGCTGAGGTTCTTGGCCTCACCGCAGTGCACATAAACCGTGTTGTCCGTCAGCTTATGAAGGAACGCGTGCTTGAGATAAGCAAGGGTCAAGTCACGGTGCTCGATCTGTCTGCGCTCCAAGAAATCGCAGAGTTTGACCCTAGCTACCTCCACGGACAGTCGATTGACAAGTAATGAACGGCGCGCTGAACCCAGTCAGTGGGACGTGCGGCAACCGTAAAGCGGTCGCCTCTATCAAGTCATGAGCAGCGTTGGACGTGCCGAGACAAACGGCGTTATTTAGGATCATGCTTCAACAAATTCTCAGCGAGATGAAGGGCATCGGCTAGATACGCTGCGATTAAACTTTGCTCCTGGGAGTCCGCGAGCAGAAGCGCCCAAGCTATGGCCGCACGTAAGGACTCGACATTTTGCGCGTTCATCGCCGGCATATTACCTGTCCGATTCTTACAGTTAGGCCGGGCTCATCGCACAAGGGTAATTTTGCGAACTTCACGTAGATCAAGGCATCGGCAATTATTTTCAGCAAGGTCACATCATGATTGGCGACCAGGCTCGCGGCGAGGCCGCTCAGTGTATTTTAGACGTTCGTTCGTTGCGGAAGGTCATGTTCCCCAGCGAGCTCTTCGACGAGTTCGCCTGGAATATGATGCTGCATCTGTTTGTCGGGCTGGCCAACAACCAGGTCATGACGGAACGCGCGCTCATTGAGAAAGCTGGAGCCAGCGAGAATTCCGGTCGGAGGTGGATTGAGCACCTTGTGAAAGACGGTCAGGTGGCGGGGCGACGTGACCATGACGATGTGGTTCTTACCGCAGGCGCTATAGCTCACCTTCGAACATTTTTGGACAACGTCCTAGATCGCGGCGACGCGACAGTACACGGCTGAGCGTCACCGGAATGGGCGGTTAGAGCATCAGCAGACGGGCCCTGTCGACGCCAAGAAAGGCCTATGTCGCGAAAATGCTGATCTTGCATCGGGATTGGCGGGCCGAGAGCATCGTGCTGAACGGATGTCCGCTTTAAAGAATACCATTCAGCCAGTTGAATGTTCGGGTATGGGCGTGACCGGACCTAAGGCGACATGGTTCAGTTCCGATCTATTTCGGCTGATCGCTTAGCCTGTTTGGGGTATCGCCGGGGTACATGGCGACATACGAAGTTGGGGAAACCGCGTATTGCTGCGGGGCGGGGGCCGTTGCGGCGGAGGGTGTCTCCGCCGTGCATCGTTACCTAGAACAATTTGTCTGAACTCGGAGGAACGACGTTGCCACTTCCCATCGATATTCACCTGCCAGGGGCTGGCGTACCTGTCGAGTTACGTGCTGGCATGTCGACGATCATCGTCGGTGCGAATGGCAGCGGTAAAACCCGTCTCGCAATGGAATGCGAGAGGCAGGCAGATGCAACAGCTCACCGCATTTCAGCCCAACGGATGCTAGCCCTCGATCCGTCGATCGAGAAAATTAGCGAACATGCCGCTCGTAGCCAATTGCGATATGGCAACTCCGATCCAGCGACGTACGGCGGAGTTCAATCGTCGCGAAACATCAGCCGATGGGGGCAAGCGCAGCCGCGCTTCATCCTCAACGATGCAGGCTTGTTACTGCAAGTTCTCTTTGCCGAGCAGGCTAACATCGGCGTGGCCGTGAATGACGCAGCGGAGGCGGGGGCGCCGGTTGTGGGTCGTGAGACCGTGCTAAGAAGGCTGAAGGCGATTTTTCATCGCGTACTTCCGACCCGAAGGCTAATTACTACGGCTGATAATGTGACGGCGACAGCCATCGATCCGAGCGGTGTCGAAAGCGAGCCCTACAGTATTACGGCAATGAGCGACGGGGAAAAAGCCGTCTTCTATATGATCGGGCAAGTCTTGGTCGCTGAGGCTGGGTCGGCATTCATCATGGATGAGCCGGAAATCCATGTTCACCGCTCAATCCTTGGCCGCCTGTGGGACGAGCTTGAGGCTGCGCGACCTGACTGCGCCTTTCTACTAATTACGCACGATCTAGAATTTGCCGCGTCTCGGGCTGGTAAAAAGTACATTGCTCGCAGCTACTCCCCGACAGGGGGTTGGGTAATCGAAGACGTACCTGAATCAACCGGGTTCAGTGAAGAGTTGGTGACTTTAATCCTTGGCAGCCGCAAACCTGTCTTGTTCGTTGAGGGTGAACAGGGAAGTTTGGACATCGCATTCTACCGTGCCTGCTATCCCAACTGGACGGTCATTCCTCGCGGGGGATGCGAAGGAGTAATTCATTCGGTGTCGACCATGCGACGCAACGCAGCTTTTACCCGCATAACGTGCGCGGGGCTCGTCGATGCGGACGGGCGTGACACCGACGATAGAACGTACCTCGCAGGGATTGGTGTCTCAGTATTGCCCGTGGCGGAGATTGAGAATTTGCTATTGTTGCCAGCTGTGTCGCGGGTGATCCTGGAGAAGAATGACTTTCACGGTGAAGAGATAGAAATCAGGCTGGCCGATGTGAAGGCGGCCGTGTTCGCTGACGCCGCGGTGCCGAAGCATGTAAACGAGGTTGTGCTCGGCTACTGCCGTCGACGTATCGATCAAGTGCTTAAGCGAATTGACTTTTCAGGAGACAAGTCAGTCGGTGAGTTGGTTGGGAGTTACGCCGCGCGGACTGGTGAGCTGGATGTGGCCGGAATTGCTAGCGATGTCGAACATCGCATTAATGTCGCAATAGCCGCTGGCGACTTGTCCGCCCTACTAGCAATCTATGACCGTAAGAAGCCATTGCTTGCTTTGGCCGCACGGTTGCGGACGGGGAGCGTCAACGAATTTACCGCATGGGTGACGCGGGCTATCCAGAGTAAGAGCGACGATAGGTTGAGAACCGTAATCGAAAGTACCTTGCCAATACCAGTGGCCGCCTAATAATCGTTAGCTTGATGTGGCATCTGATGGTCGGATTTTGGATGCTCTAACTTCTCCATGAAATATGATTGGGATGCATATGCAAATGACCAACGCTGAGCGACTGCTGGGGATTATGTTGGCGGAGATTATGGAGGAGATGAACCTCCACAGAGAGATCGATCCGACCTTCGTGAAGACTGCTCTAATCAACCATGATGAATGGTCGATCCCGTGGAAGTATGGCTACTTTCATGATGAGGAGCCAGCAAGCGACGACGAGGTGCAGGAAACTGCGCGCATCTTGAGCATGATGTCCTTCATTGAATACTCAGTCAGCGCCCTGGATCCGGCAGACCAGGCTGAGTTTGCAGCCGAGAGTGCGCTTCGCTTCGACGGGTTCGACGGTAACAACGACCCCCATCATGGCATTGCCCATACCTTGGTGAATGAGCTCGATCGCTTCACCGAGTTTAAGGACCGAGCCATGAACAGTCATAGTCGCGGGTCGCTGATGCGCTACCGACGTATGAAGCCGGTTTACGATCACGAGTTTGCGGGGATGGCCGGCGACGGACTGTCGGCCGAGCAGCTGCGTACGATCGTTGGCGCTTCACGCTACTAACCAATACCGCGGCAGGGGAGACTCTGCCGCGCACAGGAGGATCTGATGAAAGCCAAGGTCTATCTCGGCGGAAGCTTGATGTGGGCGGGCGAGATGCCGCTCGCGCCTTCTATTGGATCGCTCGTCATGTTCGAGCTGCAGTCGTACTGTAAGAGCTACTTCCCCGGGTCTATTGTGCAGGTTCGAATTACCGATGATCAACCACCGGTCTTCGACATGACGGAGAAGCCTCCGATCCTGATACTCGACGGCAACGGGTTCAACGTAATCCATGAAGCACCGACCCCGCCTGGGCAGGACTACTAGCTAGTTCGCCTTCGGCCGTGCGCCAGAGCGCTCGAGCTGCCGGCAGATCCCATTGAACGATGCCGTGACCGTTTGAGCTCGGCCGATCTCGTGCGTTCCGTTGATGACGTCCCAGAACTGGGTGAGGGGCCAACGCTCTGGGCAGTGCGCCAGCAGCACGCGTAGCGCGAGCCGGATCGCCGTCGACGGCCGTTGTTCCTTCGCCGGTGTCTCCATGACCTCGCGCAGCACGGTGACGGCCAGGTCAACGATGTAGCGGTCGTAATCAGTCATCACCGCATCTGCGGCGACGTCGACGATCGCGGCAATACCGATTCGGCAGACGCTGGCGTAATTACGACTTTCTTCCTATGTTCCCCTGGGGAGTACGGGGGTTCGATGGGTGCGATTTCGGCCAAAGCCGCGCCGCTACGCCGGGACGAAGCGTTAGCGTTTATTATCGAGCATATCGTCCGCCACGGTTTCAGTCCGACACTAGAAGAGATCGCTCAGGCGCTCGGCGGCATCAGTACAGCGCGCGTGAAAGAATTGATCGCGCAGCTGGTCAAACTGAAGGCAGTGTCAAAAACGCCAGGGACGCAACGCAACCTACGCGTGAACGATCTGACGGCCTGCCGGCATCACCTCACCGAGGCGATGCGACGTCTCCGTTGGTCGGCGGCCGACGCTATGGGGGATCTCGAAGCTCCTTTGCCGCGTGTCCCGGCGATCGCGCCCCTCCCGCAAGAGAAGCTACCGCGCGTCCCTACAATCGCTCATCTTCCGGATAACTTAGCCGGGAATGCGACATGACCTCGACTTCAGAGCGCATCGCGCTCAGCGCCGAACGGGAGCAGCAACGCTTCGATCATCTAGTCATCGGCCGGTCACGACCAGAGCCGGAGATTGGGCAGAAGCCGAAGGGCATGTCGAAGGCCGAGTGGAAGGTCCGCAAGGCCGATCTCCGCACGCATGGCGCTCGACTGCTTCCGGGCATCGAGGAACGGGTGCAGCTGCACGAGGAGTACGGGCACAAGCAGGGTACGCCGGAGACGCTGGCCCACCTCGAGGCGAAGCAACGCCGATCCGGAGCGATCGCACGCCTCTACGCTTCGGGCGCGATCGACGTCGACCAGCTCGCCGCGGCCGACCAGATCGCGACGACGTACCGCGCGGTCACGGCCGACGCGCCGGTCCGGACGGCAAGCTGGGAAGCGCGAACCGGCGGCGGCGGCGGCGATGCCGAGATCGGCATGTTGAAGCGTACGATGGGCGACTTTGCCATGGAGTGGTGGCTGCGGCGCGTCGGGCACTCGGCCGAGGCGCTGATCGCCGTAATCGTTCAGGATGTCGGCCTGACGATCGTCGCCGATCGACACGGCATGAGCATGCCCAAGGCACGCCGCATGATTGGCGACGCGTTGTCGCTCTGGTGGAACGAGTTCGGCCGCGGGCGCCTGGTCGCTTCCTGACCTGCCCTTTCGGGAACCTCCCAAAAGAGAGGGGCGTCAAATCGACACCCGAGCGGCACAAACGACCCCGCCACAATCGCGTCTGGAGCCCGCCTAGCGGGTTCGTGCTTCTGGAGCCCGCTCATGCCGCAGGCCAACTCCCAACTCCTTGATGAGCTGCTACGCGTTAGCCCCGAGCTCGATCAGGTGATTGGAGAGATGACCGGCGGCCGGCCGTCGCAGCCTCGCTACGACGACCACGCCGATCAGGTGGTGAGGCTTGCCAAGCGCATGATCCAGGCGGCGCGTGGCCCTGGTCGCACCCCTTCCTCGTCGAGGTGAACTGATGCCCGTCGATACGTCCCCCATCCGTCGGTTTCTCGACAGCGTCGCCGGCGACGTCGTCGAGATCGCACGTGAGGATCTCTTGAAGCTCCTCGACGCTGCCGACCGGCCGCGCGCGCCTGCGCCGCGTGTCCCCGACGTGAAGCTCGCCGCATGAGTCGCGTGAAGGCGGCCGCCATGCGCGCGCCGACGTCGCTCGAGCAAGCCACCGAGCTACTCGCCCAGCTGGCCACCGTCGTTGGGACGATCGCCGCCCATGACGCGCAGCGCACCTCCGCCAAGCAGCAGATCGACGCGGCCACAGATGCCTGCATCGTACCGCTGGCGGCAGAGCGCGACGATCTCTTCAAGCGGCTGCAGCCTTGGTATGAGGCGAACGCCGAGGACCTCACCGCCGGCAAGCGCAAGTCGATCGAGCTCGGTGGTTGCACCATCGGTCACCGTACGACTCCGCCGAAGCTGACCTTCGAGCACGGCAAGGATGCCGACGGCGTCGAGGCGCTGCTGCACTTCGGCCGTGCCGAGGGTACGCTAAAGGTTGCGGCGCCATCGCTGATCAAGGCAGCGATCCTCGCCGAGCTGGCGAACGGGCCCGCCGACCAGGATGCCATTCCCCTCGAGCTCCTCGGCTTCGCACCGAAGCAGAGCGAGGAGTTCTTCATCGAGCCGATCGCGGCCGGCGTCGGTCCGGCCTGATCATGTTCACCGGTCGCATGGCGCCGTTGCTCATCGGAGTAACGGTTCGCCAGGCGAACAGCGTGACAGCGCGGATCCAAGCGTCGCTGCCTCCGCGGCCGACCGATCGTTGGGGCACCGCACCCGTCCAGCGCTGAGGGGTGATCGCCATGGCCGAACGCCTCCGCGGCCGAGCTGGCCAAGCGCAGCGCCTTCGCCGGCTGAAGCGGACGAATGGCCTGTGTGAGATGTGCAAGGCGGTCGGCCGGACGCGAGTCGCCACCGTCGTCGATCATATCAAGCCGCTCGCCCACGGCGGCAGCGACGACGACGGCAACACCCGCAACCTCTGCGACGAGCATCACCGCGAGGTGACCGCCGAGCAGTTCGGCCACGAGGTAGCGCGCGGCAAACGCGGCGTCGACACCGACGGAAAGCCGCTCGACCGGGATCATCCCTGGTCGGGTCGCAGGACCGACGACCAGGCGCCGCCCCGCCGGCCGACCCCCCGGGGGGTCAAAAGTGGGTGAGGCAGGGTGCCGGACACCGCATAGGGGGTTCGTGTGCACTGCGAGGTGTTCCAGGGTAAAAAGATCGGCCTCGGCCGGGGCGAGGTGGACATGACGAAACCAGCCGCCAAGCCCGCGACGAAGCCCGCTCGAGCGCCCCGCAAACCTCGTGCGAAAAAGGTTTCGGCGCCGGTCGTCACGGCGCCGATCGCGCCGGTCGACAACGGGATCGTCGCCACCCCGGATTGGTCGTTGCTGCTTACGAACCCGGACGAGCAGCGCGTCGCAAGCGAACACTGGCACCGGATCGCTAGCGAGATGCGCGACCGCGAGATCCTGTCTCCCTCGAACGGGCACGCGTTGCAGCGCCTGGTCCTCGCCTACCTGGTCTATGACCGCTGTTCGAACGCCGTCGCGCTTAGCGGCATCGTCGACGAACCGAAGGCCGAGAACCCGAAGGCGATCGCCCGCCTGTCGATCCACTACAAGGCGATGCGGGAAGCGGAGAACACGGCCGAGCGGCTCGAGGCACGGCTAGGAATCTCCCCGGGGCAGCGCGGCAAGGTCGCCAAGGTCGTCAAGAGGCGCGAGCGGACGGCAGGCGCCGACCGGTTCCTTGGGCCGGCGGGTTAGCGCCGGGCCGGTCGACCCGACGACTGCCTGGGCGCAGGCGGCGGTCCGCGGCGATTTTGTCGTCGGCGATCTGGTTCGGTATGCGGCCGAGCGGCACCTTCGCGATCTGCGGGATGCTGCCAAGCGCGGTTACTTCTGGCGGCCGGAGCTTGCTCAGACCGCGCTCGACTTCTTCCCGTCGATCTTCACGATCACCGACGGGCCGGCCGCGGGACAGCCGTTCAACCTGATCCCGTATCAGACGTTCTGCGTCGGATCGCTGATGGGCTGGGTCAATGCCGATGGGCGCTGGCGTTTCCGCGTCGGCTATATCGAGACCGGCAAGGGGCAGGCGAAGTCGCCGATGATGGCCGGCCTCGGCCTCTACGCGATGGGCTGGTGCAAGTTTCCCCGCGCGCAGATCTACTCGATCGCGGCGAACAAGCAGACCGCGAACGTCCTGTTCAAGGATGCCGTCGCCATGTGTCGGGCCCAGGTGCCCGGGTACGATGACGGCGATACATTGGAGAAGCTCGGGCACGTCGTCCTGCGGGGAGAGGGCGACAACACCCACAAGATCGAGCACTCGAGCTCGCAGTCGTTCTTTCTGCCTCTCGCCGGCGGTGCGCAACAGTCGGGGCCGCGGCCCCGAATGGTACTCGCGGACGAGATCCACGAGTTCAGCGTCGACACGCAGATCGAGATCTGGCGCCGCGCGATCACCAAGATCTCCGGCAGCGCCATGATGGTCATGGGCAGCAATACGCCGGCGACGGCGCAGCTGGTCGGCACCTCGTACTCGAACACTGCCCAGGCGATCGCCAAGGGCGACGTGAAGGACGATACGCAGTTCGCTTTCGTGGCGCGCACGGACAAGCGCGATCACGATACGGTCTTCGAGAACGAGGCATGCTGGCTGAAGTCGTTGCCGGCACTCGGGATCACATACCCGGTCGCGAACATCCGCGAGGAGGTTGCCACCGCGCAGACCCGACTGTCGACCGCGGCATCGGTGAAACGACTTTACTTCGGGATCCCGGCCGGCGCGGCCGACTTCTGGATCCGCGAAGATAAGTGGGCAGCGGTTCTTCAGCCCATCGACGACGAGATGCTCGAGCTGCTGCGCGGGTGCCCTTGTTGGCTAAGTCTGGATCTCAGCCAGAAGAACGATCTTACCGCCCTGACCTGCACGTGGCGGGATGGCGACGGGATCCTGTGGCAGAAGACTTGGTACTGGACGACCAAGGACGGTCTCACCGATCGTGCCGTCGCTGACCAAGCCCCGTACGAGGATTGGGTTGAGGCCGGCTTCCTGACCGCGGTCGATGGGCCGACGATCGACAAGACGTTTCCCGCCGCACGCGTCGCCGAGATCTGCGCGCAGCACAACGTCCAGGAGCTCGTGTTCGACCCGGCGCAGTTCGCCGACTTCCTGGAAGCCTGCAAGCTGAACGGGTTCCCGGTCTGGACCTACGAGGGCCCAGACAAACCCGCCGGCACGGGCCTGAAGCTGGTCAAGCATGCTCAAGGCACACGCGTCGTCTTCGAAGAAAAGCAGCACTGCATGCCCCGCTCGATCGAGCGCTTCGAAGACCGCATTCTGAAAGGGACGATCGTGATCGACCAGTCTCCCGTCACTTACAGTTGCGCGTCGAACGCGGCCCTCGACACCGACGGCCTCAAGAACCGCGCCTTCAACAAGAAGCGCTCGCGCGGTCGTATCGACGGCATCGTCACGAGCGCCATGGGCGCCGGTGCGGCCGACAGCGCCGGCCTCGAGGCTGAAAACTACGAGGGCTCGTACGTCGTGGATCTCGACGATGACGCCGACGAGGACGATGCATGACGCACGGGTATAAGCTTTCCGCCCGTGCGGCGGCTGCAGAAGCGAACCGCGGCGGTACCGGGCCGGCGATCGACAACGCCGTATCGAGCGCCGTCGTGGTCAATACAGATCCCAACGACGTCTTCGAGTGGTTCGGCGGTGGGCAGCAAGCTGCCGGCATGACCGTCACGCCCGAGACAGCGATGCGGTCGACGGCCGTATGGCGGTGCACGACGTTGATCTCGGGCGCGCTGATGACGCAGGAGCTCGGCGTCTACAAACTCTCGCCCAAGGGCGAGTTCATCCGCCAGTACGGTCACCCGTACGACCGGTTCCTCAATGGCGAGCCGAATTCGGAAATGACCTCCGCGGTGTTCATCGAGAACATCGCCCTTCAGCTTCTGCTACGCGGCAACGGTTACGGCCTCATTCGGCAGGCCCGCAACGGCACGATCACGAGCGTCGACTTCTACTTCAGCGCTCGCGTTTTCCCGTTTCGCTCGGTCGACAAAGAGATCTGGTACCGCTTCACCAACGACGACGGCTCGACCGAGGATCATCACGCGTCGTACGTCCTGCACTTCAAGGGACCGGGGCTCAGCGTCGACGGGATCCGCGCGCTGTCGCCGATCTCGCATCATGCCCAGTCGGTCGGGATCAGCCTCGCCACCCGCGATTACGAGGCCGGCCAATTCGAGCGCGGCCTGATGACGAACGACTATTTCGGCTTTCCGGACGGCAAGACGGTGTCGCCCGAACAGCGCGCGGCGTTCAAGGAATACCTGCGCAAGCGAGCGCAGGGCGTAAAGAACGCGCATAATCCGCTGATCCTCGAGAACGGCGCTGAGTGGAAGCGCGTTGCGGTGACCGCGAAGGACGCGCAGCTGCTTGAGCTGCTGCAGTATTCCGTCGTCGACGTCTGCCGGGTCTTTGGCGTTCCACCGAACATGGCCGGCGAGTCGTCGGGAACGTCCAACTGGGGCACGGGCGTCGAACAGCAGTCGATCGGCTTCGACCGTTGGACAGTCCTGCCTCACAAGGTCCGCATCGCCGGTGAGTGGACGCGCAAGCTGTTCCCGGTTGTTGGCGCGAAGGCCCCTGAATTCTTCGTCTGGTGGAACGACGACTTCCTGTTGTCCGGCGATAGCAAGGCGATCGCTGCGTATCTGCGCGCCGGCCTCGGTGGCAACCAGCTGCCCGGGTGGATCACCGTCAACGAAGCCCGCCGCAAGGTGAACCTGCCGCCCGTTCCGGGTGGCGACGCGATCTATCAGCCGACCGGCGAGAAGCCTGCGGCCGAGCCCGCAACCACCGGCGACGACGAACTCGACGCCGCGCTCTCGCCCTCCGAGAAGGACTCCAAGGATGCATCGTAAGCTGTTCGCGCTAGCCCGGGATAATGCCCAAAGCGGATCCGGTCTCCGTTCGGAAATCGTCGACGATGTCACGACGATCTACGTCTACGACGTGATCGACGGCTTTTGGGGGGTCTCGGCCGCGGACTTCGCGCGCGAGCTCGCCGCGATCACGACCTCCAACGTTGTGCTGCGCATTAACAGCCCGGGCGGTGACGTGTTCGAAGCGCGCGCCATGATGACGGCGATCGCCGCTCACGCCGCGACGTTCACCGCCAAGATCGACGGCCTGGCCGCGTCGGCCGCTACCGCGCTGACGCTAGCGTGCGACAGCGTGGAGATCTCCGAGGGTGGGTTCTACATGATCCACCAGGCGTGGACGTTCGCCATGGGCAACGCCGACGATCTGACGGCGACGGCAGGGCTGCTCGCCAAGATCGATGACGTGCTCGTCGAGGGCTACGTCACGCGCAGCGGCAAGCCCGAAGCCGAGGTTCGCAACTGGATGAAGGCCGAGACCTGGTTCGGCGCGCAGGAAGCGGTCGACGCCGGTTTCGTCGACAGCGTCACCGAGGTCGCCGGCAAGAAGGCCAAGGCGCAGGCGTCGGCCTTCAACCTTTCCGCATTCACCAACGCCCCCAAGGCGCTGACCGAAAAGCAGGCCGATATCGACGAGACGCCGCGCCTTCGCGCCCTCGGTCGTCTCGGCCTCTACGAGCGAACGGCCGCTTAGGTCGATCACCCCTGGCGCCGGTCCCCCGGCACCCCCCGAAGCCTCGCCCGCCAGCGAGGCTTTTTTATTGGAGCACACCTCATGGCAGTAAACATCAAGGCGCTTCGGGACCAGCGCGCCGAAAAGGCGAAGGAAGCCCGCAACCTGCTCGACACCAAGACCGGTGCCGACTTCAACAAGGAAGTCGAGACGCAGATCGACAACCTCTATGAAGAGATCGATCGTATCGACGCGCAGATCACGCGCGCCGAAAAGCAGGCGAAGATCGATGGTGACGAAGCGACCGGCGACACCGATCGCGAAGTAGCCGATCGGGTCCGCGCGTCGCTGACGCCCGACCAGCGCGAGCAGCAGGACCGTTATCAGGCCGCATTCCGTGCGTTCCTGGTACGCGGTGAGCGTGGCATGACCGTCGAAGAGGTGCAGGCTCTGCGCGCCGGCACGATCCAGAACGCGCAGACGACCGGCACGCCGGCGACTGGCGGCTATCTGGTTCCGGCCGGTTGGGGCGGTCAGCTGCTCGAGGCGCTCGGTACGTTCGGCGGCATGCGCGAAGCGGCGACCGTCTTCTCGACGACCGGCGGCAATCCGATCCCCTGGCCGACCGTCGACGAGACCGCAGCCGAGGGTGAGATCGTGCCCGAGAACCAGTCGGCTACCGACGATGATCTCGAGTTCGGCACGACCCAGATCGGCGCCTACAAGTATAGTTCGAAGGTCGTCACGATCCCGTTCGAGCTGCTGCAGGACCAGGGCCCCGGTATCGACATCGAGGCGTATACGCGTCGCGCCCTCGCACAGCGCATCGCCCGTATCACGAACCGCCACTTCACGGTCGGTACTGGTGTCGGTCAGCCTCAGGGCGCCGTTACCGCAGCTCCGGTCGGGAAGATCGGTCTGACCGGCTCCGCGTCGTCGGTGCAGACCGATGATCTCGTCGACCTCGAGCATTCGGTCGATCCCGCGTATCGCTCGATGCCGGGTGTCGGCTGGATGTTCCACGACACCACGCTGCGTCAGCTGAAGAAGATGAAGGACGGCGACGGTCGCCCGCTCTGGATGCCTGGCTTCAGCACCAAGGAGCCGGATGTGTTCCTCGGCTACCGGTATAACATCAACCAGCACATGCCGACGATGGCGGCATCGGCAAAGTCGATCCTGTTCGGCGACCTGAAGGCGTACATGATCCGCGACATCATGCAGGTGACGTTGTTCCGCTTCGACGACAGTACCTACACGAAGAAGGGGCAGATCGGCTTCCTGGCCTGGTCCCGCCACGATGGCCGCCTGGTCACCGCCGGCGCGCCGGTGAAGGCCTATCAGCACCCGGCTTCGTAAGCCGGTTAGCCACGGCGGGCCACGTGCCCGCCGCATACCTTTCCCCAACGTAGGAGGCCCAGATGGCCAACAATGCCCGCAAGCCGGTACCCGCCGGCGGACAACCAACCCCGGCGGCGATCGCCAGCGCCGATAGCACCCCGCCGGCCGGCGGCGCTGCATCGGCTGACGACGGCGACGCCGACAGCGACAAAGCGCCCGATGGCAAAGCGCCTGACAACAGTGGCACCGCCGACGGCGAGTTGGTCGATGCACGCGTCCTGGTCGCGTTCGACGACTACCTCCCCGACCACGTCGTCTCGGCCTCGGCCGATGCAATCGAGCAGCTGAAGCTCGACGGTCGTGCGGATCCGCATCCGGATGCCGTGGCCTACGCTCGGAGCCTGCAGGCGTGACCGAACCCGTCGCGCTCTCGGACGTCAAGGCTGACCTTGGTTTGGACCTGAGCGCGACGGACCAGGACGCGCGCCTCGAGCGCTTGATCAAGGCCGCCCGCCGGTCAGTTGAGAAGCGTATCGGCTACACCGTCGCCGGCGACGCGCCGACTTTGCCGATCGACGATATCGATGCCGTGAAGCAGGCGATCTGCCTGATCGTCGCGACGTGGTTCGCGGTCCCCGAAGGCGTCAGCGTTGACGGCCGTGTTGGTGCGGTCGAGATCCCGCTGGGGGTTTCGTGGCTGCTCGATCCGATCGCCAAGTGGGCGGACGACTGATGGCCCTGTCAGCCGGCCGGCTTCGGCACCGCGTTGCGATCATGCGCGCGACCAAGGTGGACAACGGCAAAGGCGGCTACACGACCACCTGGGCCGCAGTCGCACAGTCGGTACCCGTCGAGGTTCTCGGCCTGACCGGCACCGAGGCCGTTCGTGAGAAGGTCCTTCGCGGCATACGGGTCTACCAAGTCACCGGACGGTGGCGGGGGGATCTGCAGCCCAAAGACCAGCTGCGGTTCGGCACGGAGGATCTGAATATCCGTTCGGCCGTGGATCCGGATGGACGGCGCATCCAGCTCGTCATCATAGCCGACACCGAGGGCGCGACGAAAACCGATGGCCCGCAATAGCGTCCAGGGCCTCGCCGAAACCTATAGCCTGTTCGGCGCGCTGGCGGAGGCCGCGCGCGACGAGATGGCGCTCGAGCTGGCGCAGATCGGCGGCGAGCTGCTCGAGGCGCAGCAGGCCGACGTCGCTCGCAAGACCGGTACGCTGGCAGGCGCCCTCGAGAAGCAGGTCCTCACCGATCGATTGAAGGTGAAGGTCGGCTTGCTCAGCGGCGCGCGCGAGGCGCGGAAGTTCAACGGTCGGCAGCGCAAGGCCGTCGCCGGCGGTCCGTACTACGGCCGCATCGTTGAGGGCGGCCGGTCGGCACAGACCGTTCTCGTAACCCGTCGGATCAAGAAGCGCCGCGTGCAAGGCAACGGTCGCAACACGAAACGCACCGTGGTCTACGACACCGCGAAGAAGCGGCTCCGGCGCAGCTCGAGCCCCAATCGCGGCACGTTCGTCGGCGACGCCTACAAGCTCCGCGTCAAGGCCAAGGCCGCGCGACCCTTCGTTGCGCAGCCGCTCTTTCAGCAGGTCGCTGAGAACCATCTTTCCGAGTTTTGGGCCAAGTTGCTCGCTCGTACCGGAGTGTCGACATGACCGAGCCGCTCGATCTGATGACCGGCACGCAGGACGCGATCATCCAGGTTATTCGCGAGCGTCTTCCCGAGGACCAGCGCGGAATGGTCCGGCACAGCCTGGACGAAGATTTTCAGCCGCCTTTTCACTTAGTCGGCGACATCACGACCGAGAACGCCGGCGGTAAGGACGAGCAGCTCGAGGAGCTCGAGGCCGATATCCATACCGTCTACCGCGGCAGCGATCGGCGCGATCTGCTCGCGCTCATGCATCAGGTCCGCCTCGCGACCCACGATACGACGGTGGAGATCGAGGGCGCGACCTTCCGGATCACTTGGCGCGGCGCGATCGCCAGCGCCGCGGCAAGTGACGGCGTCACGTACGCCGGCCTGACTACCCTCGACATCATTGCCGAGCCGGATTGAGCTCGGCGCAACAGGAGACGCTTATGTCCACCGAACAGGGTCGCGAGACCCGCATCTTCATCGTCGCCGGCGACGGTGACAACGACCTCGTCAAGATTGGCGGCGAAACCACGTTCAGCTACAAGCGGAACACCCCCAGCCTCGACACGTCCGACAAGGACGGTGGCAGCGGCAGCTATGGCCAGGCCACGATCGCGATCTCGCCGTCGGGCAACGTGAAGCTGCCGGACGCCGGCCTGGTCGCGCTCGAGGCGGCATCGAAGCTCGTGCCCCCGCACTGCGTGATCAAGATCATGAAGGGCGCCGTCGTCCGCTTCCATGGCGAAGTCGGCGTCGGTAACTTCTCGGCGGACTTCCCGCTCGGTACCGCCACCTGGTCGGCCGAGATGACGAACTCGGCCGTGCCGATCGTCGATAACCTCACGGCGACCGCGTAATGGCGAAGCCCGGGGCAAGAAAGGCGGCACCGGTGCGCAAGCCCCGGGCCGCTCCCGCGCCGGCGAGCGCGCCGATCGCGCCCGACTTCGTGCAGCCGGTCGCGAATCCGGAGCGCGGCGAGCACGAGCTGAAGCTCGCCGGCATCACGTACCGCTTGCGGCCATCGCATACCGCGCTGAAGTCGATCGAGCGGAAGACCGAGCGCGCCACGTTGCGCCTGGTGCACCTCGGCAACGCCGGCGATCTGTCGATCGAAATGCTCGGCGTGATCGCAGGCGAGCTCATCCGCGCCGGTGCGGAAGAGAAGGACGTGTTCACGCGCAACGTCAGCGACGATCGCGTGGGCGAGCTGATCCTGGAAGAGGGCCTGCCCGTTGCCACGTCGCGCCTGACGCTCTGCCTCCTCGATGCGGCAACCGGCGGGCGCGATGCCTCGGGGGAAGCGAAGGCGGCGACAGCGTAGACACACAGTCACGCTGGCGCCGCTTCGCCGGGATGATGCAAGACGCGTTCGGCTGGACCGCGGACCAGTTCTGGCAGGCAACACCACACGACGCGTGGGCCTGCGTCGACGAGCGCATCCGCGCCAATAAACAGAACCGATAGGGCAGGGAGGGGCGCACATGGCAGCATCAACCCGCCGCGACCTGTACCTTTCGGTCGGCGGCACAGTAGATCCGCTCGCAGCCGCCATGAAGGCCGGCCGCAGCGTGCTTGCCGATTTCGGCAATGCGGCCAACGATACCGTTGCCGAGGTGCAGAAGGCGTTTCAAAACCTCGGCGGCACCAACGTCGAGGCATCGGCGCGGTCGATCGAGAAGGCCTACACCAAGACGTTCGACAGCATCCGCGCCAACGCGCGTGCCGTGATCGAAGCGCCGAGCGGCGCGGCTGCCGTCCAGGTCCTCAATTCCGGGGCGGCCGAACAGGCGGCCGCGGCGGCGTTGAATCAGGCGACCGGGTTGCGGATGGTCGCGGACGCAGCTGCTCGCGCGGCTGCTGCGACGGAAGGCGATTCGACGGCAGCGCGCGTCTATGCCACCGCGGCCGAGGCAGCGGCGATCGGCGCCGAGCATCACGCGGTAGCAATGCGTGACCAGGCGGCAGTGCTGAAGAACGTCGAGACCGAGCTTCGCCGCGCCGGTGCAGCGAACGACGTCCACGATCAGGCCGGCCGCAAAAATACCGCATCGGCCGGACAGCAGCGTGCCGCCATGCAGCAACTCGGCTTCCAGCTGAACGACGTCGCGACGCAGTACTCGAGCAACACCCCGGTGATGCAGATCTTCGCGCAGCAGAGCGGTCAGGTCGTTCAGGCCGTCAGCATGATGACGAACAGCACCAAGGGCTTTCTCGGCTTCCTTGGCGGCCCCTGGGGTGCGGTCACCGCGGCTGCAACGATCGTGCTTGTCCCGCTTGTGGCCAAACTGTTCGAGGGTAACGATGCCCTGTCGAAGCAGACCGACGAGCTGAAAAAGAACGCCGAGGAAACCGCGACGGCCGACCAGGCCAAGCAAGCGTTTCGGAAGACCGAGGCCGGCGCGATCGACGACGTTCGTAAGCTCACCGATGAGTTGAAGAAGCAGAACGACGCGCTCAAAACGAACGCCGAACTGACGAACATCCGCGCCAAGGAAGATTTGGCGCAGCTGCAGAAGGATCGGGCGAAGCTCGCCAAGGATCTCGCTCAGGCGCAAGGTGCCGCGCGTGTGGCAAATAGCACGCCGACTGGCGGCGTTGCCGGTTCGTCGTCCGTCATATCGGGCCAGGCCGATCAGAAGGCGGCCGATCTCCAGAAGCGGCTGACCGATCTGGATGCAAAGATCGGCATTGCGACGGCCGCGGTGCAACGGACCCGTGCCGAGCTCGCAGACGAGGCAGCAAAGCGCGCGATCGATCCGATTGCGCAGATCAACCGCAAATATGAGGGTCCTGACGGGCTCATTGAGCTAGCCAAGAAGCGCGCGATCGCCGAGCACACTGTCGATGCGGCGCTGACCAAGCAGCTCGAGACGCTACGGGCTAAGCAGAAGCTTGAGGTCGACGCGGCGAATAAGGTAAAAGCCGACGCAGCGAAGGCCGAGAAGGCCGGACCGCTTACGAACTTCATTTCTCCCGTCGCCGGCGGCCGCGTTTCCGGCGGGTTCAATGAGCAGCGCAGCGACCATCGCCATCAGGGCGTTGACTACGCGGTGCCGGTCGGGACGCCGGTGCGAGCACCGGCTGGCGGCACCGTCGACGTCGCTGGCGCACGCCAAGGTTACGGCAACGCCATCTACATCAACTTCGGTGGCGGCACGACGGCGCGGTTCGGGCACCTTAGCAAGTTCAATGTGAAGCCCGGCGACCGTGTCGATGCCGGCGACATCATCGGCTATTCTGGTGGTGCTGCCGGTGCCGAGGGCTCGGGCCGTTCGACAGGTCCGCATCTGCACTACGAGGTCCGGCAGAACGGCCGTGCCGTGGATCCACGTACGGGCCGGTTTCGTACCGATGCCGGCGCGGCTGGTGACGATGCTACCAAGCGCGCCGAACAGATCGCGCAGCGGGAGCAGGCGGCGGCCGATAAGGCGGCGCGCGACGCGGAGGCATACGCGCAGCTGCTCGGCCGAGCGAAGGAAGAACAGGTTCGCCTCGTTCGCGGGCAGGTTACCGATCTCGCGCGCGCCGCGGACCTCGACGCCCAGGGCATCGCGCTCGAGCGCGAGCGCCTGGATAGTGCCGCGCAGGCCGGCGTCACGCAGCGCCGGTGGACACAGGCGCAGGCCGACGCGCTGAAGAAGACGTATAGCGCCAACGCGGATCTGATGACGCAGGACGTCCGGCGGAAGCAGGGCATGGAGCTGCTCGATCAGCAACTCGGCTCCAATCGCGACGCGCTCGGCCGATCAAACGCCATGCTGCAGCTTCAGGCGGATACGGCGACGACGCTACAGGCGCGCAAGGCAATCGCCATGCGGATGCTCGCCAACCAGGAGCAGGAAGAGCACGACCAGGCGATCAAGCTTTGGGGATCGAACGATCCGGCGGATTGGGATCGCGCGCAGTCGATCGAGGATGGCATCGCCGCGCAACACGACGGGCGCGTCGGGCAGATCGATCGCCAGTTTGCCAGCCCGATGGAAGCGTATCGCGACAAGCTGAAGATCAACGTCGGCGATATGGACACCGCGATCGACGGTGTCGGCGTCGACGCTCTGAACGGGTTGGAAGACGGGCTTTCCGGAATCGTGAGCGGCACAGAGACCGTCGCCGGCGCCTTTAAGAAGATGTCGGTGTCGATCATCGCAGATCTGGCGCGAATCGCGATCCAGAAGATGATCCTGTCGGCGCTACCCGGCGGAAGCATCCTCGGCATGTTCGGCCTCGCGCGCGGCGGCAAGGTCGAAGGCAAGGCGACCGGCGGCCGGATCACCGGCGCCGGTACCGGGACTTCCGACAGCATCCTCGCGATGGTCGACGGCCAGCGACCGCTTATGGTTTCGAACGGTGAGTCGATCGTCACGGCCGAGGCAACCGCGCGCTACTGGCCGATGATCGACGCGATGAACAAGGGCACGCTGCGTGGCTTGGCATCGGGCGGCCTGGTGTCGCCCGATCGCATCTTCCAGCGTCGTCTGCCGAGCGCCGCGTCGGTGCAACGCGCGATGCCGGCACCCAGTCAGCACTTCTACATCGACGCGAAGGGTTCGATCCTCGCGAATGAGCTGATCTCCAAAATGCAGGAGATCGGCACCGTCTCGATGATCGGGGGAAGCCAGATGGCACAGACTGAGATCGCCGAGGAACAGTCGCAGATGATCCCGTCATGACCGTGATCCTGCTCCCGCCCAAGCCAGCGCTGAAGACCGACAGCCCGACCATGCTCGATTGGGGCGGCCAGCTGACGCCGCCCAACGGCGGGCCGGTTCAAACGCTCCAGCGCCTCGGTACCCGTCACGCGCTCGAGTTCACGATCCCAATCATGCCGACCGAACCGCTCGGCCGGATCTGGGCCGCAAAGCTCCGGATGGCGAAGCTCTACGGTTGTCTGCTTCCGTTCGGTCAGGACGGCCTGGTCGTTGGACCGTGCGGATCTCCGAAGGTTGTCGGCGCGAACCAGTCGGGATCCTCGATCACGATGGGCGGCTTCACGAAGCGCTACGTGGTCCGCTTCGGGCAGGCGTTCAGCATCCTTCGCAACGGTCGACGCTATCTGCACTTCGCGGCGGAGTCGAAGCGCGTCGACGCGCAAGGCAACATTACCCTCGCGATCTTCCCGATGCTCCGCATCATCCCGAACGACGGCGATGTGTGCGAATTTGCACGGCCGATGATCCAGGGCAGCCTCGCCGGCAACACGGTCAAATGGTCGCGACTGTCCGCGCCCTGGTCGGACTTCGGCACGATCACCGTTACCGAGGACGAATAAGCTTTGTCCCAGTTGCCGCCCGCACTCGCCGCAGCACTTCGCGGCGATCGCCCGCTATTGTTCGGTTCGGTCGAGATCAACTTGCCCGGGTATGACTTGCTGCTGATCGACGGCGCCGGCGAGCTCATGATCGGCAACCGTCTCTTCGTCGGCCGCGACGCCACGTACGGCGTGCTCGATACGATCAAGGGTTTGGTCGACAGCGTTGGCGATAAGGCGCCGGCGTTGTCGCTGGGTCTCATTCCGGCGGGTACCGCGGCGCTTGCCGCTCTACTGTCGCCGGACGTGCAGGGCTCGCCCGTGACCGTCTCGATCGGCTGCATCGATATGCAAACCGGTTGGCCGGTCTCGAACCCTTACGTGCTCTTCGCCGGCGAGCTCGACACCGCGAAGGTCAGCTGGGGCACGCGCGATCGCCGCATCGAGTACAAAGTCACCAGCGTTGCCGAGCGCTTCTTCCAGATCGAGGAAGGCAAACGTCTTTCCGACACCTGGCACCAGTCCGTCTGGCCTGGTGAGCTCGGCCTGTCGCTGATCACCGACGTCGAGACGTACGTGCCGTGGGGCCAGAAGCTGGATCTCACCGCGATCGAGACCCGCACCGACCTGCCCTCGATGGGCTCGATGACGACAGCGAGGACCTGATGGCCGATCATCCGCTCATCATTCGGCGCGATGCCGCGCAGGCGACGCTCGACGCGTTCGCCGACCAGCCCTTTGAATGGGGCAAGTACGACTGCGGCAAGATGCTCGCTGCGCATCTGAAGGCGATGGGGCATTCGGTACGCGTGGCGCCGGCCGGCACGTACAAGACGGCGATCGGCGCGAAGGGCGCACTTCGCCGTATGGGCTTCGCCTCGCTCATCGATGCGCTCGATGCGCGCTTCCCCCGTATCGCGCCGGCCGCGGCGATCGTCGGTGACGTGATCGCCATGCCGTCCGAAGGTCCGCTCGATGCGATCGCGATCGCCGTCGGAAACGGCCGAGCACTGGCATATCACGAAAGCGTCGCCGGCGCGGTCGTGGTGCAGCCGCTTACCATGCTCGCCGCGTGGCGGGTGGATCCGTGAAAGTTGTAAAGACCGCCGCGATCGTCGTCGGCGCCGTTGCCCTGGCAGCGACCGGCATCGGCGCCGTCGCAGGGCTCGCGGCCGGTATCGGCGTGGCATCTGGCGTCGGCTTCGGGTTGGGGACGCTCGCCACGCTGACGGGCGTCTCCGCGAGCGTGTTCGGCACGGCCGCGCTGGCGACCGGTGTCGGCCTTGCTATGTCGCTGCTGCCGAAGCCTTCGCAGGGCGGCTCGCAGACCAAGTGGAAGGCGGACCCGTATGCGGGCCTGCCGTACGTCATGGGTCGGACGCTTGTGTCCGGGAACCTCGCTGCGAAGCGCGGTTCGGGCGGTAGCAACCCGTACCAGCACTTCCTTACAATCCTGTCGATCTGCACAATCTTCGCGATCGAGGCGACCTTCGCGACGCGGACCACGCTCAACATCGGCGCCAACGGGACGCCGGTCTCGGGTTTCTATCGCGAGCGGATCTGGCAGCGCTCCCAGCTGGGGCTCTGTCCAGAGCCGCAGGCCATGCAGCCTTGGGTCGGGGTGTTCCCGGGATGGTCCGACCAGCACAAGCTGTCCGGACTGGCGGCAACGCTGGTCACGATGCTTTACGACGCGTCGGGCAAGAACCAGCTGACGACCGAGCCGCAGATGGCGTGGATCGTCCAGGGCGTCCTGGTCTACGATCCGCGCCTCGACAGCACGTACCCGGGCGGCGCCGGCGCTTGTCGCGCCTATGACGAAGCGACCTACGTCTATTCGGAGGATCCGCACCTTCACGGGCTGACGTTCGCCATGGGGCGCTTCCAGAACGGCAAGCGCGTGTTCGGGCTCGGCGGTAAGGCAACGCACATCGATATCGCGTCGTTCGTTGAGGGCGCGAACCTCAATGACGCGCGGCGCTGGAAAGTCGGCGGGCAGATCCAGAGCCGGCCGGATACGCCATGGAACAATCTGAAGGCGATCCTTCAGGCGGGCGGCGCAACGCCGGTGCTGATCGGCGGCGTAATCAGCTGCCTCAATCGCGCGCCTCGCGTCAGCCTCGCTACAATAACGCACGCCGATATCGTCGGCGACTGCAACTTCACCAACACGCAGCCGCGGCGCGCTCGCATCAATACCGTGATCCCGATGTACCGATCGGAGGCACACGACTGGCAGATGGTCTCGGCCAAAGCGGTGTCAGATCCTACGTACGTAGCGCAGGACGGTGACGAGCGGACGCGCGAGATCCAGTTTCCATTGGTCCAGGACGTCGACCAGGTAACGATGCTCGCCGCGTACGAAGTCGGTGACGCGCGCGAGGCGGGCCCGGGCTCGATCCCGCTCGGGCCGTGGTGGCTGAATTACAAAATCGGCGACTGCGTGACGTTTTCCCCCGAGCCGAGTCTGTCGGTGAAGGTGATGATCACCGGCCGCGGCCTCGAGCCGCAAAGCGGGGTCGTCACCTACGACGTAAAAAGCGAGACCGATGCGAAGCATCCGTACGCGCTCGGGCAGACGGGCATCGCTCCGCCGACGGCGAGCCTGATCTACAACACCGGCGTTGCGGCACCGGATCTCGCCGACTGGACCTTCATCGGGGCATCGCTTGCCAGCAACGGTGACGCAGTGCCGGCGATCGTCGCGACGGGCGCGATCGGCAACTCGAGCGCTGACGCGGTCCTTTTCGACTACCGTCCGCATGTCGCCGGCGCTGGCGACGATGACGGCTGGATCGCGGCCGGCCTGGAAGCGCCTGGCACTACGAAGAAGGAAGTCACCAGCGTAACCGCTGGCACGGCCTACGACCTGAGCGTCCGGTACCGGGTGCGCGGCATCATTGGCGATCGGCGGATCCTCGGCCCCGCAACCGCCGGTGAGCGCTCGATCGCCGGCGTCGCGACGTCGGGCGAGCTCGAGGCAGCACAAGAGACCATCGCGAGCCAGGCCGAAACACTCGCAGCCTACGACCAGCGCCTCCGAGCGCTCGAAACGCCTGAACAGGCCTGACCCCTGGGGTCTCACCGGAGCAACGACATGACGAACGCGATCACCGCGCGCCACGACCTCCCGGTCTGGCGTAACGACGACTATTACGAGTATCCGATCCGCATCATCGGCGTCGACCTCACGGGCATCGTGCTCAAGATGGACGTGCGCCTGGAAGGCGACACGCCCGGGCCGCCCCTGATCGCGCTGCGTAACGTCGATACCGCGGTGCAGGGGCTCTGGCTCGTTGGTGTGTCGGTCGTCGACGGCGTCGAGGTCAGCGATCTTCGGATCCGGATGGATCGCGCCACGCTGCAGGCGCTGGATTATACCGGCGACTTCGGTGAGGCGGCGCAGTTCGATTATGCGCTTCTGTTCGGTGGCCGCACGCGGCTTTTTGGCAAGCTGATCCTTCCGCCGCATGCCTTCGGGTCGGACGACGCGCCCGAAGATCGCGTGCCGAGCTACGGCGTCAGTCGCTACGCCGGAGTGCAGGACGCCGGCACTACGATGACGATCAGCAAGGACGGCGGCGTTACCGTCGCGATCGACGGGGCTGATCTCGTATCGCGCGAAGTCCTGCGCGCTGAGGCGGCTGCAGATCAGACGAGCGACGATAAGGGCATCGTCCTCGGTATTGCGTCGACCAGCTACCAGTCGGTACCGACCTATGCTGCGCGCGAAGCCATCCCGCTCAACAAACGCGGCAACGGCATGCGCGTCCAGGTCATGGAAGGCACGCCTCGCGTGTTTGAATGGCGGACCAATTTGTTCGGGCCTGGCGCTTGGACAGGTCTTTACACGCAGGACGAGGTCAAGAACCTCGGGATCGACTTCACTGGGCAGCTGCCCGTCGCGAACGTCGAGGGCTTGTCCGACGTGCAAGGCGCCGTCGATGACATCGCCGCCATCCAGATCGCCGGGTTCCACGCGACTGCGCTGTCCGGCGCTGGCGGCAAGGTTCAGATCGACGCGAAGTTCTTTGGCCTTCAGCCCGACAAGATCGTTCTGTCGTGGCGGGGGTATTCGGTCCCGGTTAAATCGCTACCGTTCACCCCGCCGGACCAGGCTGCGATCAAGGATTTCGCCGTCTCGGGCAACAGCATCGACGATGCGACCGACGCGCCGAAGTGGCACACGATCCTTGCCGCACGGCGTCGCGTCGCGTCCTGGTACACCGCACGCTATTCGTCGGATGGCCGGCAGACGTTCCGCGCCGGCATCGACGAGCTCGTCTTCACGTTCGCCGGGAATTTGCTCCCCGCAGGCGGCACGTCCAAGGCGATCGCGTCGATCAACGGCAACAGCCCTATCGATCCGAACAGCGGCTACGCTTTCCTCAACACCGGTGCCGACTATCTGACGACCGGCGTCTCGCTGGCGGGTGTCGTGATCGATCTCAAGACTGGCGAAGCTCGCCATGGTGTCGCATCGATCCCGAACGCGGCCAGTGCCGCCTATTCGTTCGTCCAGGACGTCGGCTTGTCCGCTATCATGCTGAGCGGTCCAGTGCGTTTCGTGCCCGATATCGCCGCGGAGTTCGCGCGCTGTGACAACTTTTGTGGCGTCGGCAACAACCTGTTCTACAGTGGCGTGCCTAACGCATACGGCGACTACACCAACCCGTCGCTCTATGAAGTCGTCGATAAGTTTGCCGCTGCCGCCCAGGGCAACCGCTTCCTGATCCGCGACGTGCTGCCGGCCGGGGAATGGCCGGCGGACGGATCGCCAAACGTCATCCACGGCGTCGACCACAAGACGCATATGTTCGCGGCTACCGAGGCGTGGAACGCACGCAACGAGGAACGCCACCCCGGTTCGCGTCCGCGGTCTCTGCCAACGGCCGGCTTCCCGAAGGGCCGCACGCTCCTCAAGTACATGCAGGATCACGGCAACGGCTCTGCGGCCGACAACGCTGCGATCGCCCAGGGCAAGATCCCGATCAGTCTCTGGACCGATGGGCCGCATCCGAACGCGGCCGGTCATGTCGTCATCGCAGACTTCTACGAGGAGGCGATGCAGGCGCAGGCGCTGGCGCCCTCGCTGCCGATCGGTACGACCGTGACCCTTACGGCCACGGCGACCAACCCGCGTACCGGCGAAGTTATCCGAAGCCTTGCCTACGCCGTTGTGCAAACTGGCGACCTCGCCGCGCTGATCGATCCCCTGCAGAACGCGATCGATGGTGTCGTGACCAATTCGGAATATCGTCCCACGATCGCAGCTGCTGTTGCCGACTTCGACGTCGACACGTTTTTCGTGTCCGATGATAGGGACGGCGTTACCGGGCATCCGAACGAGAAGCGTCGGTATCAAGTCACGGCGACCGCTCCATTCTGGATCGATCGCGGCAGGTTCGTCGACAAATCGGACGTCGGGCTCCCCGAGGCGGACAACACGAGCGACGCTAGCAAGCCGGTCTCTGACGCTCAGGCCATTGCGATCGATAGCGCTCGGGCGGACGCGTTGGCCAGCACCAGCGCCCTCGGACTGATGACCGGATACGCGCTCGACCGGCGCGTCAGGACCGATGTCGCACAAGCGCTGTCGGACAGCGAAAAGTCTGTGGCAACCGCGAACATCGGCGCCGTCGGCCTGGGCCTGTTCGACACTCGCGTCCCGATCGTAGCGATCGAGGAACTGGGGGGCGCTGGCGATTACAACCCGGTGACCAAGACCGGCACCAATAATGACGCGGCGTTCGCATTGGCGGCGGCTCTCGGCGTTCGGGTCCAGCTCCGCCCTGGTGGGCGCTACATGACCAAGAAGACGATACGCCCCTGGGACCGGATGGCGATCATTGGCGACGCCGGTTACACGGCGGCGATCTATGGTAACTTCGATGTCCCCGCTGGCGGCGGCTACCATGGGCAACGCGTGATCGGATCGAACACGGCAGTCCAAACGGTCTTTCGTAACATCGTGCTTTGGGGCTTCGCGATCTACCGGGACGGCCCTGCGCCCGAGCACGGCGTCCTGCTCGACAACTTCGACGGCCTGTTCGTCGACATCGATATTTTCGCGACGTCGCCTCCAGCGGGCGGGGCATTCGGCGCGTCGGCATTCTATCCGGAGTGCCGCCCGTCGAAGAACGCTTTCGTCCGGCTGAACCGCGTCTCCTTGGGCGGTAACTTCGCCCTTCAGTTCGGGAACATTGACGGCGGGACGATGCAGATCGGGCGCGCTTCGGAGTGCCATCGGGAGGTTCTGGGGCTCGAGCCCTACGCGCTCGGCAAGTATCGCTTCCAAGTGGCGAGCGTGTCGTCGGATACGATCAACTGGCCTAACCACGGATTGCAAACGGGTGCCCCGCTCATTTATTCGCGAGAGGGCGCCACGGCTCTAACCGGCCTCGCCGCTAAGTCGAATTACTGGTTCGCTGTCGTGATCGATGCGAACACCGTAAAGATTGCCAACTCCAAATCGCAGGCGATTGCAGGCGTTACGGTGGCGATCGGCACGGCAGCCAATGCCGGCGACTGGCATGCGTTCATCGTTTGTGGCGTCCTGCGCAATGTCACGGTGCTCGGCTCCAACATCGCGACGAATGATGTCATCTCGGGGGGCAGCGGGACGGGGACGATCATCATCACCGCGACCTCTGGCGGCTATTCCGAAGGCGTCAGCATTCAGCCGTTTTCGATAATCGAGCGCAATCCGAGCAGCGGTTCGATCGGTATCGGGATCTTCGGCGCTACGAATTTCGTCATCCAAGGTATGACGTGCATCGGGCAAAAGCTGGCGGCTATTCGCGCCGGGTCCGGTACCGTCAACACGATCTCGAACGCTACCGGAAGCATCAACCCAAAGCTTCAGGATAACGTGACTGACTTTGGGTTGCAGGTGGCATGCAAGGGCGTCATCCGCGGAGTTAACGCGCGGGAGTTCCAGAAAGACGGGATCCTGATCGACGGCGATGTCATTGTCGAAGACTGCAACATGACCTCGGAAGTGGCGACGGGTCGGGCGATTGTCTTCACTCAAGATGCAGAAGTGAACAAGAAGCCGTTTGCCCGCAACTGTACGGCAGATATACCAGCGACGGTTCCGTTTGCGACTGTCGACACGCTCAATGCTAGCAACCTCATCGGGCCGATCGTTCGGCAATCGGCGTGCCGGGACGTCAATAATGAAAACGTGTCCGTCGATTGGATAGCAAAGCGGCGCAGCCGTCAGACGCTTGTGAAGTCGATCGCGAACATCGCCGCAGCCGGAACGGCTGACGCGAACAAAACGGTGATCGTGGCGCTGCGATCGAGCGACCCTAACCGCAGCGTGTCGAGCTTCTCGGGAACTGTTCGCATCGTCGCCCGGCAAACCGACAGCACCAACACCAACCAGGCGACCTACGAACTGAAGGTCATCAAGGCGGCAGGCGGCGTCGCTGCTACGGTGAACCCGAGAAGTTCGGAGGGTTTGATCGCCGGCAGCGCCGCATCTCACCCCTCGTTCGCTTTCGGCATCAATTCAGACGGCGCTCTGGCTGCCGCGGTCATTGGGTCAACTTCAACGACCGCGACCTGGTTGTTCGACATCGAAGTCTCTGGCGATCTCCTGCTCGCCTAACATCACGGAGCAACATCATGACCAGTAATAGCTACGCGGCCCTAGCGGTTGCGGGATCGATGGTGCGCGCGTGAGCCGCAGCCGCGATCGAGACGGCCTCGACCTGAATGACATCGCTTCGCTGATCGCTGCGACCAGGCCGCCAGCGCCTGCGCCTGTTCACGAGGAGCGGGGCCTGGCAAAGCATGCAGCGACGATCATCGTCGCGATCATCCTGGCCCTATGCCTTTGGGTGGGCGCCAGCGTCAGCTCACTCGGCACGACGGTCACGCGCATGTCGGCGAATGTCGACGCTCTTCAGAAGGGCATCGCCGATCTGCAGGCCAGCCAGGGATCCGCGTCGATCCAGCTGTCAGACACCAAGGCGACGAACGCGAGGCAGGACGCTCGATCTGACGCGATGGAGGCCGACGTCGTCCGCATCAAGGAGCGCGTCCGGATGCTCGAGGGACAGCGACCAATCCATATTCCGGCGCCCACCGCCGAATAGTCCGCCGGCGGCCGGCTGCCGCCAATCTCGGAGAACATCATGAAACTGATCCCGAACTGGCGCCATGCTTGGCGCCTGGCGTCGGTGCGCGTCGCCGCGATCGGCGCTGTCGCCACGACCGCGGCCGCGGCCGCGCCCGATACCGCGCTGCAGGTCTGGCAGTCGTTGCCGGACGCCGTCCGCGACGTCGTGCCGAGCCCGGTCAGCCGGTGGGTGACGCCGGTACTGTTCGTCGCGACGCTCGTCGCGCGGATCCTCAAGAAGCGGGAGGCTACCGATGGCGAATAAGAAAACGCTCGCCGGCGTGATCGGCTCGGTCGTCGCGGCCGCAGCGCTGTTTGTCTCGATCCCGGCCGACGAGAGCGGCCGCAAGGTCGAGGCGACCGTGCAGCAGGACGGCTCGATCGCGGTCCGCCACATTGCGGGTCGCCAGTACCTCAAGGCGTATCTCGACATCGTGAAGGTGCCGACGGCATGCGACGGCGTCACCAAGGGCGTCCGGATGGGGATGACCTTCACCGAGGCGCAGTGCAACGCGAAGCTCGAGGAGGAGCTGATCGCGCACGCCGAGCCGATCATCAAGTGCGTCCCCAAGCTGTATGGCCGCCCGAACCAGACGATCGCGGCCGTCGGCCTCGCGTACAACATCGGCGCCGCCGGCGTGTGTGAGTCCAGCATCGCAAAGCTCTGGAACGCTGGCCAATGGCGGGCGGGCTGCGATCGCTTCCCCTTGTTCGTCAAAGCCGGCGGACGCGTCGTCGCTGGCCTGGTCAAACGGCGCGAGCGCGAGCGGGCAATCTGCCTGAAGGGATTGCCCGCCTGATCGTCGCCGTGGCATAGCTCGAGCGCTGCTCTGAGCTTAGCCGCAACGACCAGCCCGCGCGCGCGGATGAACGCAGGCTCCGGTTCGCCGGGTGGCCTGCACAATACAAGACCCTTCGGGGAAATATGCAGGGCGTAGTTCCCTGTGTTCCTGCGCGGCTAACCACCCGGTCCGTCCGGACGGTTTGCCGCGCAGCGAGCCTCCAACAGTTTCGCGGCGATCGCCGCTTCATTCATCCCGCGGCCGACCGGCCGGGGCTCCGCCGATCGACGATCGGCGGCCATCATGGCGCGCGTAGCCCGTGCCTCGTCATGAAGGTCTACCTCCACATGAGTCCTGTTATCGTTGCTCGCCCGCCTGCGCCCTACATGGGCGGCAAGCGCAACCTGGCCACACGTCTGTGCGCCATGATCGATGCCACGCCCCACAAGGCCTATATCGAGCCGTTCGTCGGCATGGGCGGCGTGTTCCTCCGCCGATCGCGTCGGCCTACCGTCGAGATTATCAATGACCTGTCCGGCGACGTCGCAAACCTGTTCCGCGTTGTCCGCCGGCACTACGAGCCTTTCGTCGACGAGCTGCGTTGGCTGATCGCCAGTCGCGCCGAGTTCGACCGGCAGCGGTCGATCGACCCGAATACCCTGACTGACATCGAGCGCGCGGTCCGCTTCCTCTACCTTCAGCGCCTGGCCTTCGGCGGTAAGGTCGTCGGCCGCAACTATGGCGTGAAGGCACGCGACGGCTCGCGCTTCAATCTCGCGAAACTCCGCGGGGAGCTGAAGCTGCTCAGCCGTCGTCTCGAGCCGGTCCAGATCGAGCAGCTGACCTATGCCGAGGTGATCCGGCGTTACGACCACGCCGGCGCGCTGTTCTACCTAGACCCGCCTTACGATGAGACGACCGGTTACGGCGTCGAGTTCGGCCGCGACGATTACGTCGCCATGGCCGCGCAGCTGGCGACGATCGCCGGCGACTTCATCATGTCGATCAACGACACGCCGTTCATTCGCGAAGCGTTCGCCGCGTTCGACATCCAGGAAGTCGAAACGACCTGGACGATCAGCACGAAGGCCACCGGCGCCGGCGCGAAGGTCACGGAGCTGATCATACGCAACCGGCGGTGACGTATCGCCTTCGTGCTATGACTCGGAAAACCTCGGTAGCACGTGCTTTCGGGAACATTGTGGGTCGACTGGCCGGGGTATCGCGCCGATATATTAGGGGTACATGCGGCGCTGTAGCCCCCGGAAAAGCGTCAATGCGGCGGAGGGATCCTCCGCCCTTCCAAGGGGGTAGGCGGAAGAATCCTAACTCGATGGAAGGGGCATGTCATAAGTTTGGTCAAGGCAGACAGTCTACTTCAAGACTGAAACGTCATCGCCTGCCGTTTCATTTTCCTGCTGACTTTCGGCCGGCAAAAGGGCCGATCTTCGAGCGACCTCTTTCTCTGCCGCTGCTGCCATCGCCTTCTCTAGTGACGGGAGGAGGCGTTTGGAACTTTGCTCCGCCCGTTGGAACGCCTTCCCGAGAGCCGCCAGTTCGATCTGGCTGACTTCACCGGCTCCATCGCCTGTAATTAGAAACATATCAGTTGAGCGACCGACCCCGGGCGCGACTTCCGCTCTTTTCTTGCCAAAGTATGTCAAGAGAAGCGCCCGATGGTATCCCATCATGTGGTTGTAAGGCGCCTGCATGTAGTAACCGGAAGCATGAATTCCGCCGGACCCTATCGAGACAAAACCGATGTCGTCGTGAAGGGTGACGATCCCCCGGTTATCGACACGGAAAATGTGAGCCTCTCTGCCATCGCAGCCCAAGATTATAGCTTCGCAGTCGACGCGTTCGGACTGTAGTTGGTCGAGGACCTGGCTTAGAACTCCTTCTGGAAGCCCGATCTCCTGCCATCTTAAATCGTTGGAATGCCACCGGTCGGCTGCGATGCCTAAGGGCTCGACTATTCGCTTTGCCGCTCTCTCAAAAGCACACTGGCTGACTATTCTGCCGTAGTCGTCGGCGATATCACGAGTTGTTGGCTTGGCGTCGATATCAAATGATTTGACCAGCCTACTTAGTGCGAGTGAGTTGAACGTCAGTTCTCCAGCAACGAACACCATGTGTTTCGTTCCTAGGATCAGCGCCTTCCAGCGGCTTGCTTCGTATTCGATACCAAGCCCGCCGTCTGAAAGCATGCGGTCCGATGCCGCGATTATGCCGCTGCCAACCTCGCCGTCGGGGTAGATCCATTTGAAAATTGAGGCGGTGCAAATCGTCATCGTCGGATGGGGCACCATCCCCAGTCGGTTGTCAAATCGATCGACCCCTCACTTCATTCCACGAAAAATTTGTTTGGAGTTACTCGATGCTGACTAACGCAGCGGTGAAAGCCGCGCGGCCGCGTACGGCCGCTTACAAGCTGTTCGACCAGGGCGGCCTGCACCTGTACGTCGTCCCGACCGGACGTAAGTCCTTCCGGATGCGCTTCCGCTTCGGCGGTAAGGAGCAGCTGCTGACGATCGGCGCCGTTCCAGAGGTGACGCTCGACGCCGCGAGGATCCGTTGCAACCAGGTGCGCGAGCAGCTCGGCCGCGGCGAGGATCCACGTGCGCCAGCGCTGGACGCGATGATCGCGCCATCAACCTTCGAACCGGTCGCCCGCGCCTGGCACGCGCACCGGTTGGCTGACTGGACGCCGGTACATGCGGCAGACGTCATCGCCAGCCTCGAGCGCGACATCTTTCCGATGCTGGGCGGTACGCCACTCGCCGATATCCGGCCGCCATTGATCCTGCAGGTCCTGCGCGCGATCGAGCGGCGCGGCAGCGTCGAATCGGCGCGACGTCTGCAACAGCGGATCTCGCGTGTGTTTAAGTACGCCTGCTCCGAAGGCTGGGCCGATTCGAACCCGGCCGAGGGCGTGGCAGAGGCAATGGCGAGGGGCCGAGCGCCTCGGCATCATCCGGCGTTGGTGGATGCCGCCGAGCTGCGCGCACTACTGGCGGCGGCCGAGCTCGTCGACGTCGCTGCATCGGTGAGGCTCGCTTCCCGGTTCCTGGCGCTGACGGCCGTGCGCCTAGCTGCGGTACGCGAGGCGCGGTGGAACGAGATCGAGGATCTGAATGGGACGGCGCCGACGTGGCGCGTGCCGGCGGCGCGGATGAAGCTCGCGGCAGCGAAGAAGCTCAATGCCGCGAACGATCACCTAGTGCCGTTGAGCGCGGCGGCGGTCGACGTCCTCCGCGCAGCGCGTCGTGATCTGCACTCACACGCTGCAGATTTAGACGGCGCTACGCTAATCTTCCCCGGCCGCGCCGGCGCGGCGATCGGCGAGGGCGCCATCCGTATCCTCTACCAGCGAACCGGCTTCGGCGACCGCCACGTCCCGCATGGATGGCGCGCTAGCTTCTCGACGATCCTGAACGAGCAGTTGCCAGACGAGCGTGCCGCGATCGATCGCGCGCTCGGCCACGTCGGCGGCGGGAAAGACGAGGAAGAGCAGGGGATCAACCGGAAGGTCGAGGGCGCCTACAACCGGTCGACGCACATGCCGCGCCGGCGGCAGTTGTTCGACGCCTGGGCCGAGGTCCTCGCCGGGGCGGCGGCCTGACCCCCCGGGGGGCGAAAGTGGGCAGGGCAGGGTGCCGGACACCGCATAGGGGGTTCGTGTGCACTGCGAGGTGTTCCAGGGTAAAAAGTTCAGCCCGTTAGGGCGCGCGAGCGATTAGATAGGCCACGAGAGCCGAACGTTCGAATTATCGACGTGCGTGGTCGCAGCATGTTGCAACAGAGCGGCGTCGATTGAGACCGTCCCATCATCGGCGATTGAATATAGATGCTCTCGCCCTGGCTCTCGCAAAAGTTCGGCGAGTTTCCCGACACGAATATTGACCGCATCCGTTTCTAGTCCGCGGTCTTCGGCCAAACGGTCGATGTCCTCCAGCGCGTCCTCAGAGGCGTCATCCCATCCGCCGTCCCGAACCGCAGCGTGACGCGCGTGGTTGAGCGGTACGTGACGGTTCTCGATCGTCACAGCCTTGGCCAAAACTTCTAGCGGAATAGCGTCCATATCGTCGTAGATGCGCGGGGTGGCGGACCGGGGCGGGGCTTTACCAGTCGCTACACTGCCGTCGTTCCGCCGGCGTTTCTTACCACGTGCGCCCATGGATCAATCTCCCGAATCATTTTGTCGCCGACGGATGTCGTGTCCTCTACCTCTACCAAATCCCGAGACTGCCGCGAGAGGGGCGCTTGATTTAACATGGCACCGTTCGTGCTCCTCCCCCTCGACAGCCCGGGGCGGCGCAAGCCGCCTCGTTCCGACAGCCGGGTCTTGGCGGTCGGGCTATTGTGTCGGGCCGTTGCGGCATGGGGGAGAGTCAAACCTGTGTCGCGTAGCGACTCCTTTTGATCGTAGATCTATAAATCTGTCAGCGGTTCAGGACCGTTTCGGCACTCGCACCCTGAGCATCGATGCGCGCACCTAGGCGTGCGAGCGCATCCCCTACAGAGCCGCTCAGAGTGGCCCTGGCGAGGTCGCGGCAGTTCAGCTGCGATAGCATGTGCTGGCGGTCCTCTTGCTGCTCAGCGTCGCGCTGGAGCTGGTCGATGGGGACCGGCGCGGGGCGCATCCACCGGGGCAAATAGGAGAGAACCGTTTGCGCCAACGTCGGCCGGTAGGCGTTCGAGGTTTGTTCGTATCGCGGTTTGGTGCCCTCGGCCTCGACGCGTTTGAACCTCCGCTGCCGGACTAGGAAGCCGATGTCCTCGAGGATGCTGAGGCCACGCGCAACGGTACGACGGCCAAGCGCGGTCGCGTCGGCGAGATACTCGTAGGATGGAAATACCTTCCCTTGGTTCAGCCGAGCGAGGGTAAGGATCTCTTCGTAGATTCGGACGGCCCCAGGCGTCAGCTTACTTATCCTGCGTTCGGAGCTGGTGAGCGTGCGCGAGCCGGATCGTTCGTCGCGCAGCAATCGTCGAGCGGCATCGAGCGCACGTCGCGCGGTTAGCAGCAGCTTGTCCGTCTCTCCCTTTGCTGGGACGGACCAAAACATGTCTTCGAAAGTTCCGGCCTCACGACTGTCGCGACGCACTGGTGCGCCGGTCGGATGCGGCGCGCCGGACTTCGACCGGCTTCGCGCTGTCGCGCCGGACGCGCGATTGAAGACGGACGCGAAGCGCCCTCCGATCGCAACGGCGTTCATGCAGCACCTGCTACGGCGCCGAGCGCTCCGCTAGCTGCTGAGCTGGTTGAAGGTCGACAATGAGTAAGTCGGCCCAAGCCTGAGCGATCACCCGCCGACGTGGCATGTAGAGCGCTCGATTGTACGCAGCTTCCGAGGCGGACATTCCGACCGGAAGATGTGCAAGCATCAGATCGATCACGGCGCGATCGCCCGTCCGATCCTCGGCCGCGGCTAGCTCGTTCATTACGGTCGAGAACGTCGCTCGCCAGCCGTGAGGAACATGTCGGCCGCGTTGACCGGCATCCCGGTATAGCTTCGACAGCGTATTGTCGCTGAGAGGGTTCTTCGGACTGCTGACGCTCGGGAAGAGCAGGGGCCCGTTCCCGAAGCGTTGCAGCGCCACGCGCACGACTTGAACCGCCTGCGTCGACAGCGGAATTACGAACTCGAAGTCGGCGTCGTTCTTCCGCTCGACCGTCAACTTCATCTTCTCCGCGGGTACCCGCCAAATAGGCGACGTCGAATCGAGCCCCTCGAATTCCTGCGGCGCCGCCATCCGTATGACCCCAGGCCGAGCCGCCGTCAGCGCGAGCAGGCGCGAGGCCAGCTTCGTCGCAGGGAAGGCATCCATTGCTTCGACCTTGGCGAGTACCGCCGTTGCCTCGCTCGCCAATCGCACCGCCGGCCGACGTCCCTTGACCATAGGCATCAGCGCAGGCTTCACGACGTGCGCCGGGTCGGTCTCCGTCAGACCGGCGCCAATCGCGTACAGGAAGATCTCCGACATGTGCTGGCGCAGCCGGTGCGCGGTCTCGATTGCCGCGCGCTCCTCGACCGCCCGCAGGGCCTTCAGCACCATCGGCACGGTTATCGATCCGATCGGCACTTTGCCGAGCGTTGGGAAGATGTCCTTCTCCATACTCGCCAGCGCCTTCGCCGCGTAGCGCGGGGACCAGGTCGGCGTCTGCGCTGTGTGCCAAGCGCGCGCTATCGGTTCGAACAAGCGAAGCGATTCGGCGGTCACCGTCGCCTCCCGCTGTTTCCGCTCGATCGCCGGATCTATCCCGGCCCGAAGCAGCAACCGCGCCGCGTTGCGCATTTCCCGGGCATCCTCGAGCGACACGTCCGGATAGCCGCCAAACGTCAGCCGCTTCTCCTTGTTGCCGAATCGATACTTCATCCGCCACGATCGGAAGCCGGTGGTCGTAACGAAGAGATATAAGCCGTGCGCGTCGGCGAGCTTCTGCGGCTTCTCGGCTTTCCGTGCATTCCGACACTTCGCGTCGGTCAGCATACGGTGCCCCTAGCGCTGAAAACTGGTGTCCCCAAAGTGCCCCCACTTGAGGCCGGATGCCCCCGAACGGCTTCGAACCATACCGAACTTCGAATGTGAGGAATTCCGCGGGCTTGCAAGCCTTCGCGGGCTTCTCGGCACCCCTGCGAACGAGGAAATGGCTCCCTGAGTAGGATTCGAACCTACGGCCACTCGATTAACAGTCGAGAGCTCTACCGCTGAGCTATCAGGGAACGTTGCCGGAGGCGGCTCTATAAACGGCCGGTCGGACGATGCAAGCGGGTTTCGCCGCAAAAATGCAAAGTCCGCGATAAACTGCGC